GCCACCGGCCGATTTCGTTGGACCAGTGCAGCCGGGTCAGCAGGGGACGGACCTAGATCTGGGCGGGGCATTGGGGGGCATCGGGGCGGGCATTGCGTCTGGCCGAGCGTTCGAGAAAAAGTTCAATAGCCGGTTTGATAGCGGGGATGGCGTGCGTCGGCTGACGACTACCGACATCAATCGCATTGCGCAGGACTCGCTTCGCGAGGGGCTGAAGATCAAAAGCCAGATCGTTGGTGCGATCGGCGGAGCGGTTACGGGTGCGCTGACAGGAGGGGCCGGTGGGGCTATCGGAGGGTCGATATTTGGGCTGGTGTCTTCGGGGCTATCGTCGGCGCTGCTGTCCCAGATCGACCTAGACACTCTGGAGAAGCGAAAAGTTGACATCAGTTTCGATCCCCTATTGGGCGGGCTGATCAACCTGTTCGGTGGGGCTGGGGTGCTTGGTCTCCCGACTCGGGGGACCGCATTTCGTCGGGCGGCGGAAAAGGGCATCTTTGATGAATCCCAGTTCTTTGGCGAGGAAGATGGCCTGCAGTCGATTTTCGGGGACATCACCCGAGACAAGGGGGATGCGCTAGGGCTGAAAGTCCGGCGCAACTACGAGACGGGCTTACTCACGGCGTTTGAACGAGGGCTAGACCCTGAAGTCGGACGCACCATTGCCGGGGCTACTGCGGCGATTGTAGGGGAAGCGTTTTCGGGATCGGAGCCCAAGGACGCCGGGCGTATTGCTGCCGATTCCGGGCAGATCATCGCGGAGTTTTTTTCGCGGGGCATCACAACGGGTCTAGATTCCGGGGAAATTCTGAATGAGGCGCGGACTGCCCTAAAGGGGCTAGTAGGGGAACTCGGCCAGGGGCTCGACTTCTTCGATCTAGTTGGGAGTGCGCAGACGTTTGGCCTGACGAATCTTCCGCAATCGCAAGAGCTGTTCGGGGGCATTGGTGCGCACGCGGAGACGATCTCGCCATTTCGAGCTGCGGCGGAGTCGATCACTGGGGTGATTCGCCTGTTCGAGGATGACTTTCCTCAAGGAACTCAGGTGGCGCTATCTGCGCTGCAATCGCTGGAAAACGAAGCGGGCGACGGTCCGTTTAGAACGCTAACGAGTTCCAGTGCGGATTTTCTTGTTGCGGCGAGTAGTGATTTCGAGACGCTGGTAGACCTACTTCAGCAGCAGCTAGGGGCTGGGCTTGAAATCAATGTGGAGCGCTTTGAGCGGCTTACTGAGGCCGCAAGCCAGTCGGCTCAAATCGTAAGTGGGGCACTGAGCGCGGCGTTGACGTCTGGTGCGCCACAGTTGTCGATCGACACCCTGTTCGCCGGCATTGGTGAGCAGGTGAAGTCGCAGTTCAGTGCAGCCATCAAGGGCGCGCTGCTCGACCAGACGGCTATCGGTCAAGCCCTGACGCCCATCACGAAGGCCCTGCAGTCGCTGCCCAAGATCGACCTGCTCGACGTGGCGCAGCGGGACTTCTTCTCGGCTGCCCTGTCGCAGGGTATCGCGGAGGGCCGTGCGAACCTGGCCGACTACATCCCGCTGATCAAAGAGATGATCGCAGCGGGCGAGGAGTTCGAGGCACTCATTGACGAGGCGACAGAGCCTAGCCGGGCGGAGCGGTTCGGCGCGGCGATCGAAGCCGCCTTGGCGTCGGCGTCGCAGAACTTCTCGGCATCGCTGAGCGAAGCCCTGTTCAACGGGCTGCTGAATGGCAACGTGCTCAGCGCGGGTGAGTCGCTGAGCTCGCAGGTCGGCGACCTGGTCAAGACGAACCTCCTGAAGGGGATTGTCGAGGCGTTCGTAGCCGCGGCTGGCATTGATGCCTTGTTCGAGAAGTACGGGCCGCAGCTTCAGTTCGTGGTGCAGTCGGCGTTGTCCGGGGCTGCCTCGGACGAGCAGGTGCAGGCGCAGTTCAAGCGCATCGGTGAGGAGATGCAGGGCGACGCCGAGGGCGTCATCGACGTGCTGTTCACGGGGGCGCAGCAGCTCGCCCCGCTGTTCGACGCGCTGATCCCCGACGAGAAGACGCTGACCCTGAACGTCGAGGTAGAGGGCGACGGGGTGGGCGGAGGTACCCGTCCGCAGGTGGGAAACATTCCGACAGACGGAGTGGGCAACGACCCGCGGATTCCCGAGAACTCTCCACTGCGGACGGACAGTCGAGCGCCGCAGAGTCGGACGCGACGAACGAACCCATTCGAGGGCTTGGCATCTGTGGCCGGTCTCGGGTCGGCACAGTTCAATGACACTCGGCGGCCCTTGGCGTCGGGGCTACTCGTCCGCCCGGACGTGCTGAACGAAGTGCTCCCGCCGAATCCGGTCCGGACGATCACGGACCCGCCACCGGCGACGCCCAGGGTGCCCACGGGGGTCAACGCCAACGACTTCCGCAACCGGGGTACCGACCCGAGCATTCAGCGCGGTGCGCCTCCTGGTGGGTTCGGGGGTGGCGGGTCTGGGGGGAGCGTCGATCCAGAAGACTTCCTGCTGCGGTTCTCGTTCGGCGGTGGGATCCTGGATTCCATCTTGGGGGCACTGGGTGAGGACGACTCGCTACAGTCGGTGATTCGTCAGCAGACCGGGCAGGGGATCCTGCAGGGCATGGTCGATACGTTCCTGTCGGGCCCGTTGGTCGAAGAGATCATGGCCCCGCTCCAGGAGGCGTTCTTCCGGGCCGCCGACGACGGACTGATCTCGACCGCAGAGGGCGAGGCGCTGACCAAGCTGGGCGAAGAGGCGTCGAGTCAACTCGCTGATGCTGCCCTGTTCATGTCTGGCCCGATGCAGGCCGTCGCTGAGACGTTCGGCCTGGGCGTCCAGAAAGAGGTCGAGAAGGCCGCTGACGTGCTCTCCGGTGGGTTTGGGTCTGCGCTACGGTCGGTGCTCGTGGATGGCGGAGAGGCCGACCAGGCGTTCCAGAGGGCCATCTTCGACGCGACCATCGGGGGCATGATCGAAGCCTTCCTTGCTGGCGAATTGATGCAGCCGGCGCTCGACCAGTTCAACAAGCTGATCGCCGAGGGCCACCACAAGGCAGCGGTCACGGGCTTCAAGGCATTCCTTGAGTCGCAGGAATTCCAAGACGGCATGGACGCCATCAGCCAGGCCACCGACGACTTGAGGGAGATCCTTCCGCTTGCGGCCAGCGTGGCCCAGGAGACGGCGGCGACGTCCAGGCAGACGGTCGAGGCAGCGACGCAACTGGAGGAGGCGCGCCAGGAGCAAGAGGTCGAATTCGTCGAGCACCGCAACGCGCTCGGCGCCGGGGTCGTCACGCCGTTCGGACGGGTCAACCAGTTCCAGTCTCGGAACTTCGTGCCGCAGCTGGCCACGGGAGGATTCGTCACCAGCGATGGGCTTGCATTCCTGCATGCGGGAGAGACGGTGGTGCCGGGCGGGGCCGGAGACAGTCGCATTGACGGGCTGGTGGCGGAGAACCGGGAGATGCGTGCGGCAATGGTGGACCTGGCCCAGGCGATTCGTGACCGGCCGATGGTGCTGGAGGTAGAGCAGCGGGTGCTTGCCGAGGCGACCATCGCGGGCATCGAGGAGCAGGGCTTGGGCGAGCGTCGGCTATTCGTGAGGAGTCGCTAGGATGTCGGAGACGAACCCCACCCGAGGCATCATCTCGCTGGAGAACTGGGTCACGGACCGTGCCTCGGCCATCCTGTCGGTGACGTCGGCGAAGAATCTGTTTCCGAAGGGCAACCTGCGCAACGCTCACCGGTCGCAGGTGTGGCGGTCGACGAGTGCCACGGTGGCGCAAGAGATCGACATCCAACTCGACCAGGCCAGGCTCCCTACGGTGTTCGGGCTGGTCAACTGCAATCTCGACGTCTCACAGTCCGTGACCCTGACGCAGGCTTCGGACTCGGGGTTCACCGGTAGCGTGGCGACCTGGACGCTGACGACCCCCACGGTGGCGCAGACGAACCGCCGGACGCTGCGTTGGTACTTGGGTGCGGCTGACACCGGCACGGCAGCGGCGCGCCAGTTCTGGCGCATCACACTCCCGGCCAACGGGTCGAAGGACAGCGACGGCGACGGCACCGACGACGCATACCTCGAGCTCGGCGTGCCCTACCTGGGGGAGTGGTCCGAGTTGAGTCTGCAGCCGGGGCTAGATCGGCGGATCATCGACCCGTCGATTGTCGTCGAGGGCGATGGTGGCGCGAAGTTCGCCGACGTCCGGACCACCTACCACGAGGTCTCGGCCCAGTCGCGAGCCATGACGGCAGCCAACGCGCTTGCCATGATGGCGGACATGGACCAAGCGGGGATAGTACGGCACTTGATGCTGGACATCTGGGCCAAGACCACCGACGACGCAGAGCGCGTGAACGGCACCTACTACGGGACGCTGGGCCGGCGCGGGGACGTGGCGCGGTTCCAGAGGGCCATCGAGTTGAGGGACAATCTGGCATTCTCGTTCGTAGAGGCGAGGGCGTAGGCGGGTGGCGGTCGAGGCGTTTGGCGTCTCGCGGTTCAACTTCTTCTACGCCGCCCGAGACAACGAGGACATCGAGTACACCGCGCTCGGCTCTACGCTGTCGTCGGCGTTCACTGTCCCGGAGAAACGAGGCACGGCGACGCTGGTGTCCACGGCGGGGCTCCAGACCGGCGACATCATCCGGATCAAGGATGCCACCTACGACACCTACTGGGTGGTGGAGAAGGTCGTCAGCGGTACGCAGGTGGTCGTCAGGGCATTTCCTGGGCAGACGGTAGGGACGCAGCCGTGGCCGTGGGGCTCGGAGATCGGCACGGCGGGGAGCTCGGCATCGAACAAGGACGTGACGCCGCAGCAGCCCATGTGGCTGTACATCGACCTGACGGAAGCCCCCGAGGGGGAGACATACGACTACCTGGTCTACGGGGCTGCGTCGGTGTCGTGCGATACGGCCAACGAGGCATTCTACGTCGACTGCCGGGCAGCGGTCCCGGGCCCGGAGTCGTCGCCGTATGCGTCGAGCCTGACGAGCCCGACCCACGTCCGTCACCGTGCCGAGTACGAGTGCTTCAATGCCGACTTCGAGGACTGGTACCCGTGGAACACGGCATTCACCGTCACGCTCGAGGCGGGCAAGCGCTACGGCTTTGCTGTTGAGGTTGACCTGGAGGGCATCACCAACGGCACGAAGGTTCGGCTCCGGTCGCCACGGCTGGGTGCGATGCGGATTGACAAGGCTCACTCGCTATTCGTCGAGGCAGGCAGTGGGGCCTTGGATGCGAACGTGTTCACGACGACGAATACGTCGCTGCAGGATGCGCTGACGGCGAGTGTCCCCGACCCGGGCTCGGCCACGGATTTCCTACTGGTCGGCTGCGCCTTGATTGGGAACACGGATGGCACGTCTGCGAACCGTGAGGTGCTGATCAAGTTCGACCAGCTGGGCCACGACTTCGAGGCAATGATTGCCGGGGCGCAGACGAACGCGCACCCCACCTGGGCAAGCATCGGGGTGGTGTCGCTGGCTGCGGCTACGGGCTTCAAGCTGCAGATCGCTGCCAAGTCGGCAGGCACGGCCCGGACGGAATCGCCGTACTTGGCAGCCATTCCATTCGCGGCCATCTACGGGCACGCCGCCCACCAGAGCGCCGACGACACGGGAGATGCGACGGCGTCTACGACGGAGTGGGTGAGCATCGATAGCGAATCGCTGACCCCGGACGAGGCTGGCTTGCACACTGCTTTCGTGGCCGCGGACCTGCGCCACAACGGGACCACGGACCAGACCGCGTATGCAAGGCCCCGGTTCCCCACGGACCCCGTAGCGGTCCACGACGGACGCGCCGCGCCCCGAGGGCTGGTCGGCTACAACAAGAACAACGCCATCGCGAGCGCGCACCAGCTCTGCTTCTGGTTCCACCGTGCGCACCTGGATGCGGTGGCGCAGGCGTTCAAGATCGAGGGCCGAAAGCGGGACGGGTCCACGGGTGGCGTGCAGGTAGGCGACAAGTTCTACGCGACGGCGATTCGGGAGCGGGGCCAGTTCGAGCCACGGCGTGGCGACAAGTCGTCGGTGGTGGTCGAGGTTGAGATAGGCCAGACCTACGACAACTGGGACAACCCGTCGGGGGTCCAGTATTCGCGGACCATGGAGGAGGGGACGAAGCTCGTCAACGCGGTATCCACCAACACCAACGGCTACACGAAGGTCGCCACCACCGGGGCCCTGACCACCGATACGTTCCACTACGACGTGGCGACTCGGTTGCTGACCATCGAGATGGACTCCGGGGAGAGCCCGGCGAATGCCGATACGCACGTGCTGGTGCGACGGTTGGCGCTGGTGTCCCGAGATGGGCAGGTGCTCACGGATGGCGACGGCGAGGACTTGCCCTACGACGCTGGCCTCAAGCGGCACCCGCGACTGAGCCGAACCCTGCAGGTCAGGGATGGGGCGATCGAGGTGGCTAGTTCCTTCGGTACACTGGAGCTCCAGAACGCGGAGGGCACGTGGGACGAGCCGTTCGCGCACGAGATCCTGGAGTCGATGCGGGTGACGGTCCTGCGGGGGTACCCGGAGCACTCGTCGCTGAGGGCGGATCAAGAGGTGATCAACCACGGCATCGTGTCGGTGCCGGACTGGTCGCAGACGCTTCTTCGGGGCCGGGTCTACGATGCGTCTCGGCGGCTCAAGTGGCCGGTGGCCAAGACGTTCGTCCAGGTCTACCAGGGCACGACGCAGACGGGCTCTGCGGGGGGCTCGGACGGGCAGTTGATGCCGGTGATCTACGGGGCTGTGTTTCGGGTGCCCGCGTGGCGGACGACCAACGAGACGGGCGACTCGTCGGTGAACGACTACCAGTTCGCCGCCCACGCCTGTCACAAGATCGTTGCCGTCTACGAGGACGGGCAGACCCAAGACACCATGACGGTGTCCACGGACAAGAAATCCACGGGCAAGGTCGAGATCAACAACGACCAATTCGCCAGCCACGCCAGCCCCGACCCGGCCCCGGACGTGATCTACGTCGATGTCGTCGGGTACGAGGAGACGGTAGAGAGCGCGACGGGCGTCCCCATCGAGACCATCGGGAGGATCTCCCGCCACCTCCTGACCACGTTTGCCGGGTACCTAGAGGGTGCGTTGGACGACGATGCGCACCGCCGTATAGACCTGATCCGCAGGCGCATCGATAGCCTGCTCGACCCGCTAGAGCGGGCGCCATCGGTGGCGCTGTACGTGAGTGACTCCCGTAGTGTCGCTGAGTGCCTCTCTCAGCTGTCCGTCTCCGGGTGGGGGTTCTGGTATGAGTCGCGGGCCGGGCGGCTCTCTTGGGGCGCCCTGGAGCCCGAGGCGCAGGCAATCACGCGCAACGGGGGCCTGGAGTTCGATTCGGCAGAGGCATGGCCCTGGGAGGCAGCCGGGGCGGGCACGCTGGCGCTCAATTCCACGACACGGTTCGAGGGCGTGCGGTCGCTGAAGGTGGACTCGAACGGCTGGGGCTGGGCGCGCCAGGTGGTGGGCTTCCGCCATCCGGGGAAGTGGGTCGTCACGGGGTTGGTCGCGTTGGAGTCGGGCGGTGCAAACGGCTTCCGGCTGGGGTTCGTCCGGCCCGGCGATGGCTTGACCATCGAGTACAGCGACCCGTTTGCGGTGAACGACTCGCAGTGGACACGGGCGAACCTACTCACTGACCTGTGCCCAGGAGAGTCTGGCACCGGGCAAGTTGTCGTGGAGCCCTACTACCCCGAGGGGCAGAGCCCGCAGTTGCCGCAGGCGTTGCAGGCAGCGCTGCAGATGTGGCTCAGGGCGGACCAGATGGTTGCCAACGGGGATGCCACCTCGGATGGCGATGCCGTGACGACGTGGACCAACGACGGGCTGGTGTCCGGCCAGGACCCCACGCAGGGCATCACAAACGAGAAGCCCGTCTACAGGGCCGACGCTTGGAGGGGTCACCCGGGCGTGCTCTTCGATGGCGTCGATGACGTGCTGGCATCCACGTACGACACGTCGAAGCCGTACTCGATATTCGTGGTGTGCCTGGCCAAGGACGACGCGGCAGAGCGGGACTGGGCGACCACCGACATGGGAGTCGTGGGCCCCTCGGCGTCGGACGACAACGTCGTGCTGGGGGTGCGCTCGGGGGACTACGGCGCGAGAGCGGAGCCGACGAGTCCGGAGCTCACCGACAGTACGGCAGTCACCTCGGGGCGTCCGGTGTTGCTTCGGCTGAGCGTAAAGACCGGGGAGAGCCGCTACCAGCTCAACGACGGCACCGAGCAGACCAACACCAGCGATCCCGACCTGACCAACCTGGCCATCGGGGGCAACGCCACGGCGGGCTTCTGGAAGGGCTACGTGTTCGAGGTTCTGGTCTACGAAACGGAGCTATCCGGGACGGACGTCGACGACATCCAGAACTACTTGCGTGCCAAGTGGGGCATCGACGAAGCGGTGGTGAATGTCGACAACCTGCTGTGTGTGCCCGTGGGTGCGGCGGTGGAGCTCGAGGGCCCGCCGGACGGCACGGCCCCATTCCACGACCTGCGCATCGGCAAGGTGGCGGTGAAGCAGGACACGTTCTTCGAGACGCGAGTCCCCTACAACCCGAACCAGCAAGCCGGCGAGCGGACGAGCTCCGAGGCGGTGACGGACTCGCAGGCGTTCGGGTTGGAATCGACCTACAACCCCGACAGCTCACAGGCGCGGTCGACGATTGCCACGTCGAAGCGGCTGGACCTGGGCGACCAGGGTGCCCTGATCGGAAACGAGGTGGCGAGCGAGGCAGCCGACTCCGCCAGGGGAGTCGCGGCCAAGGTGTCGCGATGGTTCGGTCGCGTGCGCAGGGAGTTGCAAGGGACGCTGGTCGACTCCGCCCGGCTGCCCCAGGTGGGTCAGATTCTCTACACCCCACGCGGGAAGCGGTTGCCGCTGTCGTCGACGTACTTCCCGTTCTGGGTCATGACGAAGGTGGAGGACGAGCCCAACTCGCAGGAGGTGGAGGTTGCGGCCGAGTACGAGGTCGACCTTCTGGGCGACCGGCAGGAGGTGAACCCTACCAACTTCCCCTTCGGTGGGATCGGCGTGGCACTCACCGATGCGGCTATCGCGGGCTGGGCGGTGGTCACCGACATGGGCGGCAAGTACGCCCTGGGGGCGCAGACGGCTGACCTGGAAAGCGAGCTGGGCAGCCCGGTGCACACCCACCAGCACAGCCACAACCACACCCTGGCGGCGCACACGCACACCGTGCCGGCGCCCACGATAGGCATCCCGACCGCGACGCAGAAGAGTGCCGACGTCAGTGGCGCTGCGCGAATCACCCGGGCGGCCAACTCGCATACGCATGCAACGCCCGCCGGGACGACGTCAGGGGCGGTGGAGAGCGCGACGGTGGAGTCGCAGGTGCTGGTTACCAGCCCGGGCCCGAACGACCCGCCGACCAAGTACGTGAGCTTCCGCAAGCGGGTTCAGGCGTCGGCGACCATCCCGACGAATATCTGTATCGGGTACCCGAGTGCTACGGTGCCCAGCGGTTGGACTCGAGAGACGAGTTTGGACGGGTGGTGGATCCGCGGGTCTGTGCCGGGCCGGGATGGGACAGCGACGGCGCCCACCTCCAGCTATGTGCCGAACGACTCCGGATCGACGCTCAACTTGGTGGACGGGTCGAAGGTGGGTCTGGGTACGCGGCTCGTCATCACAGAGGGCTCGAACACGATCACGGTGGTGGTCACGGCGGTGATCGATGCGGATTCGTTCACGGTGAAGCCGGTGTGGGTGGTCGGGGACGACGACGCCACTTACACCACCGGGGCTACGGTCACGCCGGCCGCAGAGGAGGCGGGCGATACGCTGGCGCAGCTCTCCCACGACCACAAGGCAGCGCTTCCCGGGCACACGCACGACCTGGCGCACGCGCATGCCATCTCGGCTGGGGTTGCCGTAGGGGCCTCGAGCGGGACCGTAGACGTGACGGGCAACTCCGGGTCTCTCAAGGGTGCTGCGGCGGATGCGCATGTGCACGAGTATTACTCGACGCTGGCCTCGGCGACCCCGACCAGTCCGTCGGCGGCAGGGACGATTGCCGCGTCGGCGACGAACCCTGCGCCGTACTCGGAGATGGTTTTCATCAAGCCGTCAGGGTCGGAGACGGACGTGCCCAGCGACGGGATGATCTTTTGGCAGGGTGCGGCCGAGGATGTCCCAAGCGAGTGGACTGTGCTCGGGACCGTAGACGGCTTGCTGGTCAAGGGTGCGGAGACGGGATTGGGGCCTGTGTCGTCCGGGGGTGGGCACTCGCATGTCGCGACGCCGGCCGCGCATGGGGCGGCTGCGCATACGCACACTGCGGTGTTCTCCAACGATGCCGTCGCTGGGTTGGACGTCTTGCCCGCAGCGGCAATCGACTACGCGACGGCGGTACCCGAGTCGGGTGTCGGCGGTGGGAGCCACCAGCACAATATGGCCAACGGTCCGAGCGACTCTGCGAATGCGACGTTGGACGCGGCATCCGGGACGGCGACGGATGTGTCGGCGGGGCTACCCCTGCACGGCAAGCTACTCGTCATCCAGCGGAGCTAGGCGTCACTCTCCCGTGAGGCATCTCTTTGAGGCGGATGTTATCGCGCCATGGCCAGACCAGATCGGCGACTCGGTCGGCGGACGTTGTGAGTGTTAGTCCTGGCCCGTTCCGGAACAGGACCTGGCACCCGGAAGACCAGCTGTGCGAGGGGCCGACGCGCACGGGACGAATGCCGACGATGAAATCCCGCTCTACCGTGGTTCCGTCTGGCAGTTCGATCAGGTCGGGTTCGCTCATTCCGTCACCTCGTCAAGAATGTGCATGATCATTGGTGGCTTGTCGGTGGCCAACTGGACGTGGGGCTTCGATGAGCGAACACTAAACCATCGCCGCTTCGTGTCCGGGTAGCTGTAGGTCGGCCCTTCTGGGTGCGTGATGTAGAACAGCAGCGCCCGCTCTGGCCTGTCGGCGCAGAGGAGCTTCCACCGTCGATTCATCTCCAGATCCCAAATACGACGCGCGAGCTTCTTCCGCAGTCGCTTCCTGCCCTTTAGGGCACTAGGTCCCCACCGTCGAATCTCGTGCTCGATCGCAGGGACACCCCTCCGGGCGCGTTCGCTGAAGTCGTCTAGCCTGCCCATTCGCCAGTTCATCGCCGTAGCCTTTCCAACAAGGGCCGGAGCTCCGAGGCCATCAAGGCGAGGGCGTGGTCATCGGCCATACCCGCCTCGTCTTCGCCTAGAATCGCCCCCAGGAGCTTTTCCAGAGTGGGGCCCCACCGTCGCAGTAGGGCCAGGTCTGCGACGCTTAGAGCGCCATCCGGGAGCACTAGCGCGGACTTGATGTCTCCGAGGTGCTGGGCGATCTCGTCAAGGGCGTCTTTCATGGGATGTCTCCCTTGACCGTGGAGGTCAGTCGCGATGCCAGGTCCTCGAAGTCGACCGCTGGTGACGCGGGGGCAAGGACGGTGGTGTCTTGGGCCAGCAGGGCACGGATGGTGCGAAGGCGGCGTGCGTCTTCGAGTGCCCTCTCGAAGTCGATACGGATCTGGTGGTCTCCGTCGCTGTGTAGTGTGCCGGTCTTGGAGTTCCGGTGGATGGTGCAATGGGTCCACTCCGGGCCGTAGGTCTCATCGTTCATGTGTCGTCCTCAAGGGTGTCGAGACTTCGACGCAGAAACAGACGCCTTCATCGAGAGCGCATCGTTCCCCCTCTGCGTTGCGTGCCCATTCGCCCTGCGTCCACGTCTCCGGCGTCGCGGTCTTCTCCCTGATCGCGTCGATCAACTCGACGTAGGTCACTGCTCTTCCTCCATTGCATCGAGAGCGGACAACAGGTCTCGCGCCTGCCCCTGGATGATCTGCGTTCCGTGGGGGGTTCGCCCCTGAATGCTCTTGAGGTTGTTCCCGACTCGCCGCGCTACCTCCACCACCGCTCTCAGCTTCTGCGCGTTGTTCGCGAGGAAGACGATGAACTCGGCGTTCGGAGTTGCGCCAATTCTTCCAATTTCCTCGAACGCGAGTAGGGACACGGCGTTGATCTGCGCGCTACCTCCGTCGATCTTCCACTTCCCCTGCGTCCTCTTGCCATCCAGCTCGGCGAGCTTCTCCAACCAGCTCATCCGTCACATCCTTTCCAGTGTACCCAGCCGAACAGGAACAGCTTCAGCGGGTTCCCCATCTCCGCGCCGCGTCCGCAGTGAACGCAGCACGGCATCACGTCGTCCATCACTCGTCGTTCCTGTCTTCCTCGTAGACCACGGCCATTTCGTACGTCCACGTGTCTTCCTCAGACTTGTAGCGCGGGCTGTCGGAGTCGATCTCGTTGCGCCGGGTCGTGCGGTAAAGCGGGACATCGGCTCCGTCCAGGCACCACTCGGTCCGGACGTGGAGGCCGACTCCGTGGCCGGTCTCTCCACCATACATGCGAGTGTTTGAGGAGTACGGCTTGAGCTTGTCGTCGAACTCCGACACCAAGACGGCGACCATCGTGCGGGAAACAGGAATCCAAGACCAGTCGCGCATCAATTGCCCCCCTTGACAAAACCGGCCTCCGTCATGATCTCCGCGACGTCTCGGCCATCGACAAAGACGCGGGACACGATGCGCGAGAACGACATCAGGGCGCCTTCCTTTGCGGGGGCGAGGAGGATTTCTGGGCCATCGAAGGTCAGTAATTGCTCCAGCCCTTTGCTCGCCGCGGGCCCCTTGGGCGAGCGCCGTTCCGGCGCGTCAAATCCGTCGATCCGCACCTTGCGCCGAATCCAGATCTTGAACCCCAGGTCGATGTCGAACTCTGCGGTGTCGCCGTCGATCACGCGCACAAGCTCGGCGCGGTAGATGTAGGGCGTCATCTCGTTGCTCCACACGCAGTCACACACGCGGCGTAGGCTCGTGAGCACTCGATGTCCGCTTCCTTGTCCATCCATCGACTCTCGCACTTCAGGTACACCCGTTCGCAGGACTCCATGCATGCGAGTTTCTCCCCAGCGCCCGCATGGACCGGGAGCGCCAGAAGGGCAAAGAGTAGCCATGCCTGTGTCATGCGGTCACCGTCCCGCTCGGGTTTGGTTCTCCGCGTGGCTTCTGCGCTGCGCCTTGGTCGGCGGTGTCCACCCCCGGGCCCTGCAAGTTGATGTCCTGAGTTTTCCGGTCGAAAAAGGGGTGGGAGTCGATGGCTTGGCGCAACGCACGCTCCGCGTCCATCTGCGCCCCCGAGCGGGACATCTCCTCGCCCGAGAGGACGGACTCTAGCTGAAGTAGGTAGTTGAGGGCAGCGGCCAGGAGAGCCCCGTGGGGGCCCAGTGGCTCAGGCGTCCCTTCGTGTCCCCCGGGGTGACCCAGGGGCCTGTCGCAGATGCGCCACGGAATAGTCATGGCCTCCTTGCGGTTGAAGTAGGCCCTACAGTCTGGCCGATGATCCGCGTCGTTCATCACGTAAATCTGTTCGCTCATCGTTTCTCCTCGAACTTCCCGCACCACTCGGAGTTGGATACCCACGGGAACTGGCAGGTCTCGCCGCTCTCCTTAGATTGAGTGATCACGGGGGGATTGAACCGACACTCGCCACCCTTGCTGGCTTTCCCTGCCGATGGCTCCCACGGCCTGAAAAATCGACACTTGACACAGGATTGCATCACCCCACCCCCAAGAAGTAGCGCCGCGTGCAGTTCCCTGCCGGCTGTCTGTCTGTCACTCGAAGGGTGTAGGTTCCCTTCAGCGCGTCGAACCAACGAAACGTGTAATTGGCCTCCCCGTCCTGGGCGATCTTCTCGATACGGTCGGGGCCGACGGCTGCGAATGTCACGGCGAGACACTGCGAAGGCCCGGTGCGGTCGGCGAAGTGGACCGTGAGCGTTCGTACTGGTGCGGCGAGCGTGTACGTCCATACGTGCGTTTGGTTTGGCTGCAGCACTCGCTCTGTGCCGGCCACGTGAGATGGGGCGCACGCACGGCCCAGGCACGGCCTGGGGACCTCGCCGAGGTACTCAATGGACACCGGAGGTGTCGTAGGTGTCGGACCCGCAGGCGGCTCTGTGGGCCTCGCTGACGGCCTCGGGGTGACGCACACGAATCCGTCTGGGCCGGGGATGAGATCCCCGAGGCACGGGGTATGGGTCGGCGTCGGGTGCGCGCTTGGCCTTGGCGTCGGAATGTCCTGTGAGGAGAACTTGTAGGACCCCGATCCGTGGCCCCATCGCCAAGCGCCGGCTTGCTCGCAGCCTAGCCGCTCCTGGTCTTGCGGCGGACACGTAGCCGGATCCGGTGGTGGGTTCCCGACTGCGCCGACGACGATAGCCTCGCAGAGGATCAGAAGGACTAGTGGTACCAGCGCCCCCAGTAGTCCCGAGCGGTACAGAGTCTTCATGGGTTCTTCCTTTCCGTTCCCTCACCACCCGCATGGTGGGAGTGCACAGTTGCCGCACATGGCGGCATTGAAGCCGGTGTCCGAGTAGAACCACCACGAGGTGCAGGTGCACTTCCGACCGTCGACCCCGCAGGAGCAGATCTTGCAAAGTTCCCAATCGCTGAGTGCAGTCGCGGAGAAGAACCACTCGTATATGGCTCCTGTCTCGGCGTGGACCCAGCCGCCAACGGTGACGGTCGTCGGGGGTGTCGTCACCGTGTGTACGACCACGATAACGAGGATCGCGAGCAGCCCTATCCGGACCCACTGCATCAGTCTGGCTCCTGGACCCGGTAGGTCTCGCACCAGTCGGGGTACCGCAGGCAATCCGAGCGCCCCTCACCGTAGGCGATCCAGAGAAAGAAGAGGAGCACGACGCCAAGGATCGCGCCCAAGACAACGGACGATTCGTCCATGGCTAGTTCTCCTCCTGGTCAGGAAGCACCACCTGGGCAGCCCTGAAGGCTCTCCAGCGGGCCGTAGCGCCCCGTACTAGGTCAGGGCACCCGTACCCCCCAATGAGCCTCAGTACGCGCCTGGGGCGGCCCTGGGCATCCTCCGTGGGTACCACCTCCACTTCGATGTGGTCCTCGAGGCAACGGTGGCAGTTCATTGACCGGTCCTCGGGGCGTCGAAGGGGTCGAGGTCGGCGCTGAACAGCAGCGGCTTCAGGATGCCCCGCATGGCTGCGATGAACTCGGCAGAGTGCCAGTCGGCCAGGGCCGACTGGCGTTTGAGCCGCACGGCGGCAGTACCTCCGTCGCGGCCCTCCGAGTGCCCTGCGTCGTCACAGATCCGCAAGACTTGCAGCAGCCGAGGGGCCCACCGCTGGAGCTCGCTGCGCAACAGATCAGTGTCGGATTCTACGGTGAGGTCGACGTCGTACTTGGGCTGAGTAGACGTGGGTGGGTCGATGGTTCCTCGGATACGGTAGCTCATCTAGTCCTCCTCTGGCTCGGGGAGTCTCTCCGGCCGGTCCGTTGGTATTGCGTTTTGGTCAGTCTGCCATTCGCCCATGGCGGCGCGCATGCAGATGGCGCGGTGCCCGAGCTCGGCCTCTAGCGACTCGTGGTAGCGCTCGGCGTAGATCTCCTGAGGGTCGAAGTCGGGGTCGCCACCTTCGGTCTCGCCCGTGCAGCGAAACACCATCGTCTCGAACTCGTGCGAAAAGGAGATGGTCTCGCGCTTCTCCTGCCCCCGGGGGTGGTAGTCGCCCACCGTCGAGACCAGCACGCGCCCGATGCGGGTACCCATGTGATAGCTGCAACTGTGCCCGACACAGAGGTGCGTGGCGTAGCCGTAGTGGACCCACCGATAGTGGGGGACCTTAAGGACTACCCCTATCGGGGGCGCGCACGAAAAGCAGATGAGAGATACGGCGCCCCTCCACCCACGGATAGCGAAGGTGGTGCCCTCGTGGTCGGCATTGAGCCGCTGACCGCACTCGTCGCAGTTGACGGTGATCACGAGAACCGCTCCCGTATCTCCGCAGGCAGCCAAGGGAACGGACTACCCCACGGGTCTAGTGGCGCCCGGCAGCCGAAGCAGTAGGGCACTGGCGGATCGTCGATGGCCTGCGCATAGGTATCGTAGGTGATGCCGACTTGTTCTGGGTCCAAGGCGGTGCCGCACTCCTCACAGCGGACGGTAGTCACGAGAGCGTCACCTGATGCAGTTCGAGATGCCCCGCTGAGATCAGGCGCGCGAGTTTCGCGGCGTTGGTGTGATCGAGAGCGAGCCTTAACCTCCACTCGGGACGTCTGGCGCTTGTGCAAACGACGATGTCGAACCGGGAGAGCTGGTTACTACTCGGGGCGGTGAAGTAGACCTCCACAGAACTGACATCGTCGTAGGCTGCGATCAGGGCGGTATGCCCCGCCCGGATGTACTTCGGGCCAAGCCAGTGTTCGCCGAACGCCTCTCGCTCGAAGGGAGAGAACTCCCAATCGAAGGTAGGGCTCATGCCGCACCCCTCTCTCGCAGGAACCCAGCGAAGGCCCGGCGGGCTGCTCCGGAGTCGTGAGGTAGGCACCCGTCGATGACCCACTGCCGAAGCACGGACATCGCTGTCTCGGCCCCCTGCGCGGCCAGCTCGGCGCTACGGAAGGCAAGCACGAAGTAGCTGCGCCCTGGGGTGCTCTTGGAAGGCTGCGGCCCGACCTTTGTCTCGCTGACCCCGGCGACCTCGCACCGTACGAGCGCATGCGCGTCTCGGGTCTGCTCTCGGGTCAGGTTGCCAAACGAACAGGTCAGGGCCAGGCCGTTGGCCGATACTCCCACCGATGGAGTCATGGGGTGGGTTCCTCCTTGAGCCATCCGCGACTCTTCGCCACGGCTTCGATCAGAGCGATCTTGGCGAGGCATTCCTGCGGATCGCGCCCCTCTTCGGGCTTGGAGTTTTGCCAATGGGTGATCGCGGAGGGGACGTCAGTGAACGCTCGGCACCCCGCGAAGATCCATGGCTTGTCCGAGATAGGCCGGACAGCGACGAAGCGGTAACCGCGGACGTCGACTCCGGCATCGATCAGGTTGGCGTCTCCGAGGTTGGCGTCTCCGAGGTTGGCGCCTCCGAGGTTGGCGCCTCCGAGGTAGGCGCCTCCGAGGTTGGCGCCTCTGAGGTAGGCGCCTCCGAGGTTGGCGCCTCTGAGGTTGGCGTCTCCGAGGTTGGCGCCTCCGAGGTAGGCGCCTCCGAGGTTGGCGCCTCTGAGGTAGGCGCCTCCGAGGTTGGCGCCTCTGAGGTTGGCGTCTCCGAGGTTGGCGCCTCCGAGGTTGGCGCCTCCGAGGTTGGCGCCTCCGAGGTCGGCGTCTCCGAGGTTGGCGCCTCTGAGGTTGGCGTCTCCGAGGTCGGCGCCTCTGAGGTTGGCGCGCTCGGCTACCGCAGCCGTGAGCGCTTCGCTTAGCGAGGGGTGCTCGCTGCTCCAGACGACAGCGCCAGTGTCGCGGTGCTTGATTTCGATGGCCACCCTATACCTCCCCTGCGTACATCAGCTCATCGTAGTCGAGAGCCGCGTCGCACCACTGGCTGAAGTCGTCGTGGAGCCGCTCCATGGCATCCGCGCACAGCACGCCCAGCTCTCCATCGGAGAGCGGCACGATGTGGTCGGTGCCGGGCTCGTAGGCTTCGAGTTCGTCCAGCTCGACCTCGCCCGTGTAGTGCCGGCGGATGTCGTACCCGACTAGCGTGTAGTGGATCACGGCATCGACAAAGCGACTGCCTGACACACAGATTCCATTGGCGACGACCTCCCAGGGGGTCGTGTTCTCGATTCGTTCCATTGTCCGTCTCCTCTCCGGTCCGAGGCCAATATGCACAAGCCTGAACCCCGTGTAAACCCCCGATCGCAGTTTACCGAGAATCGACAGAAAGCCCCCTGTAAACAACGGCTCTCTCTCGGGCGGGTACGGTTCTGTGATAGGGGCTACCCCTCATGGGTAGGTACAGAAGGTATCGGCGGGTGGACCACGAAGATGAAGACGCGCCGGAGATCGACAAGGCGTTAAAGCGGCTGGGCTGCTCAGTCTTTCCGCTGGGGCGCCCCCTGGACAGGCTGGTGGGTTTCAGGGGGGTGACGATGCTGGTGGAGTACAAGCAGCCCCCGGGCCCCCAGGGGGGCACCTCGGCCAAAGGCCAGCATCTGAACGAAACACAGGTGGAATTCATCCAGGAGTGGAAGGGTGCTAAACCCCTCGTGGTCACGATCGAGAACTGTGAGGCCCGGGTGCTGGCCGAGGTGGAGCGCCAGCTCAAAGGAGAGAGCAAAGATGGACCGACTGAAGAAAGTGCTGAGCGGGCTATGCCTGGTGTCGGCAATGGCGTGGCCCTCTACGGCCCAGACGCAGGATGACCCCTGGACGACGATCCTGAACCCATCGACGGCGCAGCATGGGTTCTACAACCTGACCGACGCAGACGGCGCGCCTCGCACTCAGTTCCTCAAGATCCACAACCCATACGGGTTGAGCTGGGACGCGGACGGCGGGGCTATCCCGAAGGTCACCGTGCACCTGTCGTTCTGGAATTCAGACTGCTCGCACCGGGTCAACGTCTCCAGGTGCATCACCCTCAACGACGTCGACATCATCGACCTGACGGCCATCGACAACGGACTGAGCACCGTCGATCTGTCAGGGTCGTTCGGCATGTGGACGGCGACCGCGTACGAGACCGACGACGCATGCACCGACGTCGTCTCTGCCCGCACCGCTGGCCGGGACCTCCGGCTCGCGAACCCCGGGCTCTTCGTCACCTACGCCAACTCGAACCTCCGGACGACATCCACGGGCGGCACCAACGCCATCGGGAATTTCGTCGATCCGACCGGGGAGTTCATCGACCTGCCTGACTTCGAGCTGGAGGAGATCAACCTCGGAGTCTACCGCCCGGACACGTTGCTCAGCGAAGACCCGGTGACGGGAGAGCTACGGGGCGAGGCGTTCTTCATCGGCTGGGTGCTTCAGGAGAATGCCGGCCGGGAGATTGGCGAGCTCGGGCCGCCCCGCAACGGCGTTGCTCGAGCGGCGGTCGAGGCGTTCGACACGCTGGAGATCCCGACGTCCCTGGCCGACGTGACCACCGAGTGCGTGTTCCTGGGGTCGCTGGACCCGTCGATCGCGTCTAGCCCCGATCGGGCCAACTCCCTGCGGAACATCGAGTCGGCGTTGACGCTCAAGCTCCGAGACCTGCGCATCACACGAGAGAACGCCGACGGCACGGTGACCACGTCTGCGATCGGCTACGACACGTTCACCTACGGGATTGCTATCATGGGCCTCGGCGCGTTCGGCGTGAGCGACTATGCCGTGTATCCCGTGCCGGGCACTACAGGGAAGGTGACACCAGCCCCGGACCCGTCCCCTACGCCCACAATCGACCTCTCTGACCCGACCCCGGTCGCCCCTGAGCCTACCCCTACCCCGGGGCCTAGCGCCTCTCCTGAGCCATCTGAGGCCCCCACGCCGACGCCTACGCCCAACTGTAGCTTCAGCCCTCTCCCGGAGGGGTGCCCGACGCCGACTCCGGCCATGTGTCGGGTGCTGGATCAGCAGGTCAACGTGCTGTGCTCGGCGTGCGTGTTCGGCTTCGACTGCTCGACCGGGGCTTGCGTATGCAACCCGGCGCCGAACCCGACCCCGACAGCGACCCTGACGCCGACCCCGAGCCCATGAGTCACCCGCTGGACCGGTGGCACGACCTGATTGTGGAGTCTGCTGAGGAGTACGGCCTAGACCCGATGCTCCTGGGCGGGCTGGTCATGCAGGAGAGCTCTGGCGACGAGTGGGCCGTCCGGCCCGAGTTGGGGTTTTTCCGCAGGTACCAGGCGGGGATTATGAGGTTCGTGCGTCGGACGAAAACCAAGACCGACGACCGGTGGACCCGGTACCCGGAGTTTTACTCGGCCAGCTACGGGCTCTGCCAGGTGCTTCTGCAGGTGGCCATGGAGAACGGCTGGCACATGCGGCGGTTCCCAACCGAACTCCTAGAGCCTCGGGTGAATCTCCGACTCGGGGCCAAGATCCTGGCCAACCACATCGCCCGCTACCAGGGCGACGAGCGGCGAGGGCTGCTGCGCTTCAACGGAGGGGGCGACCCCCACTATCCAGACAAGATCTACAGGCACCGCGATGCCTGGACCAAGGTGATTGGGGTCTAAGCGCATGTTCCAAAAAGGCACACCCGGAATCATTTGCCTGACCCCTAGGCGGCCGTGTACGCCACTATGGCGGGTGTAGGGGTCGCCCGATGACGGTACGTCAAAAGATTGAGGGTCTGATGCCTAGGAACGAACCTACACTTGAAAGCCTGACGTTTGCCGTCACGTCCAACCGATGGGTAATCGGGGGTCTCGCTGCAGCCGGCGCGTGGTTCATCTCTAGCATCACGGGGCAGCTCAATGAGGTCGCTCGCACCGTCGAGCAAATCAACCTGAACGTGGTCGAGGTGCAGAAGGACACGGGAGCGATTCGCTCTGATGTCAGGCGAATCGACCGAGTAGGCACGGAAGCGCTTTCCGGTCACCTCAGAACCCCCGTGGATGACGCACACCGTCCGCCGCGAGGGTCCTAGAGGCCGATGAAGGTTAGCGAGATCCTCGCCGCTGGGGGCGGGCTGGTGGTTCTCCTGGGCCTGGTGGAGTGGCAGGTGTCTCGGGCCATGGACGAGCCTGCTGCGGTGGAGGAGCGGGTCACCGCCCACCATGAGGCCGACATGGCCCGGTCTCGGGAGATGGCCACGGAGCGGGAGCAGCGATCTCGGGAGCGGGCTACGTGGTTCCGGCGAGAGCACGAGCGCAAGGCCGACCAGCTGGACAGGATCGAAGAGACACTTCAGCGTATGCTCATGGGCAACGGGGGCCCGAGGAGTCGAGAGCAATGAAGCGATCGCACGGAGTCTTGGCTATGGCGTCTGTGGCGTACGCTGTGCTGGGCTTACAGGGATGCTCCCGTCACACCGCCTACCGGGCTGCGGTCCTGCAGGAGGCCGCCTCCACGGTGTGCCAGGAGCGCTACTGCGCCGGCTACGGCGGAGAGGGACAGCCGTTGCTCGTCGAGTGCGAGCACCACGCAGACCTGGTGCCGTTGTGTCAGGAGGAAGAGGTGCGGAGGTTGGAAGCGGCGGCAGCGGCCAAGGACGGCACCGCCAAGGGTACCCTCGGGTGGTTGCTCGAGACGGCTATCGGGGCGCTGTTCTAGGACCCATGCCTCAGCTGCGCTGGCGGCCCCTCATCGAGCACCTCGGCCCCCGGGCGGTAGTGGTGACGGGGTCCATGCGGGTGTCGATCCACTCCGCCTCTGGGGAGATCCTGGGCGTCGAGGAGAAGCACCCCGGCGTGCCCTACCGGGTGGATTGGCAGGAGTTCCACGACCGGTGCGAGGAGGCGGGCTACGAGCCGCCCCCGTACATCCGAGAGTTGATCCGGGATTACGAGGTGCCGGTCGGGATGGTCTCGGACGGGTCGTCGGTGCCGAGACCGTTCTGGCCTGTCGCGCGGCCGTTCGGCGAGACGCTGATCGCGGCAATTCTGCACGACCCGTGGTTCAAGCTGGGCGTTGATGGGAGGGGCCGGGTGATTGACCGGTGCACCGCCGACGATGGATACCTCTACACGACCATCGCGGATGGCGTGTGGGAGCCGAAGTGCCTAGCCATGCGAGGGGGCTTGCGTGTGGGTAGTTGGGTAGCATGGAACAGGTACCGTAGACTCGAAGGGGATCAGGCATGACTCAGGCGGCAGGCAATCTCACGAAGCGCATCACCGGGGACAAGATCACGTCCATCATCGGCATACTGACGGCGGCGTTGACGCAGATCGTTCCAGAGGTGCTGCCCGCGGATTGGCAGACGGTAGGGCTGCAACTGGTCGGGGCCGCGTCGGGTGTCGCCCTGATCTTCTCCGGCGACAAGTCGAAGACCGACTAGGGGTGGCGTAGGGCCCTCTCTACGAGGGCTTCTACCGGGCACAGCTGGTCGTGGCGGTGCCCCTCCCCGGCCCGATGGTCCAAGCCGCGACACTCCCGGTAGACGACTCGGGAGAGTGCCTCGCGGAGGCGGCGTGCGGCCCGTGCTTCCGCCACGAGCGCGTCTCGTTCCTCGGGGTTGAGCAGCACGACCTCGGAGGCTTCTGGGTGACAGGAAGCGGGGTCCGTGGGGTACGACGCGATGCGGTCGAGGTCCGTGTCGGTCATTGGCCTAGTGCCCCTTCTCTGCCGCTGACGTGTGGGTCATCCCTTTTCCGATTGTCGGATTGTGGACGGGGCAATCGTTCGGGCCATCGACCCGACCCCCCTTGTACCAGTAGCAGGTGCAGCCCTTCTCTCGTGCGGCGTCCTTGGCCTTCGCCAGCAGGCCAACCCAGAGCACCTTCAGGAACCACTTGAGTACGAAGTACAGGCACACCGCCCAGAGTGGGATTGTCATCTCTTGGGTTTCTCCTCAGAGCAGCGGAAGCTGCGGGTCTTGGGGGAGTGCTCCACGCTCGCGGAGTTCCATGCGCTTGAGCACTCCGTACCATCGGGAAGGCGGGGGCGGTGATCCACCGAGGCTGATCAAGCCGTGATCGTTTCGCAGGATAGCGATAGCCAGGGCCCGCCAAGAGGGCGCCAGGTTGCGCCTCTCAAGCTCCGGCGGCACCTCTTGGGGCATCCCCTCGGGGTACCCCCGAGACTCCCAAAGGCGAGCGTAGGCCCTCACGCGGGCATGTAGGCCCACGCCACCGAAGGTCTGGCCGTTCGGGGATGAGGCCTCTCCCGAGCTCAGTGAGAATCCCCGACTGGTGCTCCACTTGTGTAGGGCTCGGGCTGCTTCGGCGTTGGCTGCCCGCTGTTGATCGGGGCTCAGCAGGTGGAACCCGCCTCGGTACTTGGCGGGCACTCCGGTAGCGATGCACATGGAAGCTTGTCCGAGCCAGGCGATACGGTTGGAGCTGGAGTTGGAGAGGAAGTGCTCGCACGAGACGGGCCACTTGGCGAGGACTTGCTGTAGAGCGGACTGAAACCGTGGCAGGTCTTGGAGGAAGTCGCAGTAGGCTTGCTTGGCCTCGTCGCTCGACATCCCCGCAGGGGGCGCCTCGGCGTACATGCCAGCGGGGACGCACTCCCACGCTGTCCAAGGGTGGTAGATTCGGGCCATGGTCAGGGCTGCCTAGCCGACTTCCTCGAACTGCTCGTCTTCCTCTGCGGCAGAAAGCTCTGCCTCCCAGGAGTCGGAAAAGTCGCTGTTCTCGAACAGGGCGGCGATGCCGGTGATCTGCTTCATGCGCAGGAGTTCATCTGCGCTCATGCCGATGTGACTGCAGATCCACCGGTCGCCCTTGCCCATCTCGACGAGCTCGGCAACGATCGCCGACATCAGCTCGATGTTATGAGAGCCCCGGGCCCGGTTGTGACGAATCGTGGACGCCATCCGGTCGCTCAGGTTCTTGTCGATGACCACGCAGGGCAAGCACCCGTTCTCCCGCTCCCGGATCTCAGCATTCTGCTTGAGGATGAGGAACCGGTGGAAGCCATCGACGACGATGTACCGGTCGGACTCCTGGTCGTAGAATGTGACGACTGGTTGCGTGTAGCCGTCTGCTTCGATCGACACGCGCAGTAGCTCCATCTCGGGCGGCGCAACGGCATTGGGGTTGTAGTCGTTGGCCTGGATCTTATCGATGGGAACGGGCCGCACGTCGTAGACGGGAGATCGGGTGGGCCGCTCCGGGGCCGGGTAGGAGCCGTTGTCGTCGTGGACTTCCCTGCCCGTGACGGGAGGGTTGAACACGGAGATAAGCGTCACGTCCGTCAGGGCTTGGAACGTGTGCGGGTCGTTCTCGTCCAGGACGTAAGTGTCGCCGGGGACGATGGTCCACTCGTCGCCTGTGGCCTCGCTACGCAGGATGCCCTTGCCGGCGATGCAATGGCAGGCCTCCTGGTGGTGCTTGTAGTGCCACCGCTGTGGAGCCCCCTGGGGAATCTCTGTGCGGTGCATGGAGAAGCCCAGGCCATCGGCGGCAAGCACGGGGCGGAAGCTGGTGAAGCCGCCCTGTGGGCACTGGACTTCGCGGTCGCTGCCCTCAAGCGAGGAGTGGCGTATCACTTTCATCGGCGGGCTTCTCCTTCTGCTGAATGGGTAGGTCTTTGTACTTGGCCATGATGGCCTTCTGTCGTGCCATCTGCTCCTGAGATGGGGCGAGTCCGAGGTACTTGCAGGTGTGGTCGTTCTTCAGAATCGTGATGGCAAATCGCTTCCACGACGCCACCATGCCGGGGTTGGTCTTGAGCATGTCGCAATGGTCGGGGAAGCGTTGGATGCGAACGCGCCGCAGGGTCTTGTTGCCGTGAGAGGTGAGGCCGTTGAGCTTGAACGGGATGCCATGCTGCTCGAGCTGCTCGATGATCTCGTCGGGGAGTCCGCGGCCCAACCTTCCCCAGACCTTGAACGACTGGATGAACCGCCTACGAAAATTTGCCGCCACCCCCTCGGGGAGCGTGTCGAGTAGGAACTTGACGAACGACTTCCAGGTGTGGCCCTCGGGGAGTTTGAAGCTGCGGTAGCCGAGCTGCTTGCCGTAGGTGGCGACGAAGTTGGCGCCCTGGACGCGCGCGCAGAGCTTCGCCCACACGGGCGGGTCGATCACGCGGTACAGGTTAAGGCTCGACTTCGACTCACTCATGAACGGCGAGGCAACGCGCATCTTCCCCAGCGGAACATTGGCTCGGTAGAAGATGTCGTAGAGGCGGTTGTACTCCCACTCGAATCGAGCGTTGGCGATCCAGACATCCTCGGTGCGCCAGTCGTAGACCGGGTACACGTTGAACACGTTGGGCCCGTTGCGCTTGGTCCACATCCGCCCGCCGAGGGTTTCCTTGCGGGGGTTCATGATGGCGCGGAAGCGGTTGAGGCTCTCAGCGGTCCTGATGCCAATGACACAGGCTGTGCGTTCGCCCTGTGAGTACCACTCGCCGAACTGGTCCCAGAAGTCCTCGTAGGACATGTCCTCCCGGAAGAAATCGAACGGGTGGTTGCCCATGTGGACGATGTAGTCCTGCTCAGGAAGAGGACGGATCCAGCGCTCGCGATCAGACTCGCCCCAGCACTGCCACTCGACATCGTAGGCACTGACCGTGCACGGCAGAGTGATTGGCATGCAGCACCAGTAGACGTCGAGGAGGTCGAGGTTTTTGCCCAAAATGCTGTGCATGAACTGGAGGCTGATCTCGTAGTTCGCCTCGTTGTCCAGGATCATGACGCCGATCTTCTTGGTGATGCCATGCTTGCGCATGTAGTCGAGGAAGAGATTGAGAACGACGCCAGAGTCCTTGCCGCCGGAGAACGAGACGTAAATCCGGGGGAAGTTCTCGAACAGCCAGCCGATGCGCTCCATGGCGGCGTCGTAGACGTTGAGGTCGGGGTTGTAGGCTCTCATGCCGGGCCAGTCGTAAACGCTACGAGCGGTTTACGCAAGTCGTGGTCATAGTCGATGGTTCGTCTCGATATCTCGCAGTACGAGCATCCCCTGCGAGATCGCCAGAGCGACCGGGGCCAGCATCTGCGGGTGCACGGTGGAGCCGCCCGAGAGGACGTAGCCGCTCGCTGCAGAGCCGTCTTTGTCATCCTCGCGGGCCTCGACAACTAGGCGATAGAAGTGCGCCCCGATGGGCTTGCAGTAGACGGTGACGGTCTGGCCTCCGTCAGCACCCGGGTAGTGCGCGATCTGGTTCAGCTCGTGGGGTTCGTAGTCGCCATCCCCCCAGCACCAGTTACTACCGAAGGCGGCGATTTCCTCGTATGTCGGCGCGTTATCGTTCATCGCTTGGTCCCTTTCGCCGTGGTGGCTTTCTTTCGTTTGCGGTAGCCGGCCATGTACTCGCGGAGGTACTTCTTGCGGTCCTCGAGTCGAGACTCCTCGGCTCGGACTGCGTCACGGAACCGGGCTCGGAACTTTCGGGGGACGATCCCCAGGAGGGACTTGAGCTCGGCGAGGCTGAAGGAAAGGCGTTGCACTAGGGGGTCTCCTGCCATGCGTGAGACTCGATGAGTTGGATGCCATCAGGCTTCATCGTGCTCTCGCGGATACGGTCTTGGTCGCGACGGCTTCGCAGCCGGGCCAGTTGAAGTCTTTCTTGGCGGCCTTGGCGGCCTGATTGATTGCCGTCTGATTCACCTGCAAGGCGTTCATTGGAACCTTGCCCTCGGAGACAGCCGTGACCAGGGCTTTCATGTCGGTGACTCGGCCCTTCCAGGTCGTACGGGTAGCCACCCCTTGGGGGCCCTTGGGGCGCTCCACAGCGGGCGCTACCGCAGGGGTAGACTCTGCCTCGGCGACCACCTCGGCGGCGCTCTCAGTGTCCCCTGAGGCTTCCAGGCGGGCTGCCTCGGCCTCTGCGGCTCGGAGTTGTTCCTTGCGGGCAGCCTCGGCGGCTTTGCGTTCCTCCTCGGCGATGCGGGCTTGCTCGGCTTCCTGCCAAGCGAGCATGGCGGACTTGAGGCCGGCTTCGGCTTGCTCGCCCTGTTCGCGCACCTGGGCCTTGAAGGCCCGGAGGTTGGCCGTGTGGGCGTTGGCTTCCTTGATGAGGGGGTCGAAGGCGGAGTCTACGCGCTTGAGCCACGGCTTCACGTCCTCGGTGAGGATACGGCCGGCGTGCTCGTAGTCGTCGTGGGATTGGATCCCGGTGGCGCCCTCGGCGAGAGCCACCAAGTGGGTGGACTCCAGGGCGACGTCGGCGGGGGTGGACTTGGCTTCGTGGGCGACGGTCATGCGGTTGGTCTCCTCAGTTTTTGCGACGACGCTTCTTCGGCTTGGCTGTCGTCGTAGGCGTTGCACTCGGTATCGGTGACGGCGTCACTTCGATGTACTTGTGCCCGGGGCAGATCCGCTCGCCCTTCACCTCTCGGCACTTCACATGGCTACCCAAGGCGATTATGTCTTGGTGATGGGTCACGATGACCCCGTGAGCGTTCAGGATCGCCCGCTCTGCCACGTAGAGCCGGTAGGCTACTCCGCCCAGGGCGAGAGACAGCATGCCCATGCAGAGCCACACAGGGCCCCTGACGGGCCGACGCTTGGCGCGGTGCGGGTCTAGGAGGTCGGTCATTGGGGTAGCCCCATCTGCGCTTCGTAAAGGCGGGCCAGGAGGGCGCTGATCGCCTCCTGGTCGTCGTCGCCAAGAAGCGATTGGAGGCCATCGAGAACCATCATCAGTTCGGGAACACTGAGGTCGATGGTCACCTTGATGTCGTCGAGGTCGGTCACTTCAGTTCTCCTCTCCGGGCAGCCTCGTTGAGCAGCCAGAGGCATCCGTTGAAGGCACGCTTGTCTTGGGGGTTGTCGAACGGGTGAGGGCGGAACGTGCCGTCTCGGCCGTGGCCGATGGCCGCCCGGGTCTCGACCTTCACCCCGAAGGCGAACTCGATGCCCAACTCGTAGCCGGCGGTCTGGAGCTCGGCGCCGGAGATCCAAGACGACTTCCAGTCCTGCACTCCGACCTTGCCGTAGGCGATCCCGATGGAGTCGGCCGTCCACCCGAACCCCGATGGGTGCCAACCTCGGATCTCCAAGGCCATCTCCTGTGTCCCGTCTGGGTTCTCGATCCACAGCGGCTCGTACCCGACCAGCTCGCGCCACCCACGGTTGGCCTCAAGCTGGGGCTCGAACTCCGCAAGTACCTCGGGGTCGAGGTTGAGCTCGTCGAGTCTGCCCCGGATGTCGGCTTCGATGATCTCGTGGAGGATGGTCCCACGGTTGCGGTGCTCCTCGGTGAAGTCGGGCATCTCGTGTCGGCAGACCCGGTGCCAGGTGTTCACCACCGTCGTCGTGGGGAATAGCTTCTGTCCATCGACGCGGTACTCGTGGTGGGTCTCGTCGAAAGTGAACGCTCGGGCCAAGAACTCTTCGCTGTACTTGAGGATCATGGCTGGCCCAGTGCCTTGCGGTTGTTTTCGAGCCGCCGTTCCTCCATGGCCCCGTGCTGCTTGCAGTAGAGCCCATCTGGTCCGTGGCCGCGCTTGCGAGAGCACTGGCGAGAGTGCCACTGACCCTCGGGGTAGACTTCCTCAATGCACTTGCGGCGATCCTCGGGGTATCCGTTCGGGTTGCCGCTCCACTCCCCGTACCTGCGACGCTCGGAGGTCATGGGCCCTACCCGTCCGACCCTGGCTCGGGGAATTCCTCGTCCTCGGCACCGCTGACCGGCTCCCCGGCATCGAACACGAGGTCTTGGATCTCGATCAGGTTGAGGTACTTGCCTTTGCGCTGGAGGACCGCGACCACCTTCGCGTTGTTCTCGTGAGCGGTGCTGATCTGCTCAGGGAAGTTGTCGTCGAACCCCGAGGCCATCATCCCGCCCTCGAACGTCACGACGGTGCGCGTGTACCCGGACCCATCGCCGCGCTTGCCCGGCTTGGTTTCGTACTTCTCCACCTTGAGCGTGAGGAGGCGCTTCTCGTTCTCCTTCCAGTCGGCGGGCGGACCTCCGGTGGAAGAGCTACCCCCACGCTTGCCGGAGCTCTTCGCGGTCTTGCCGCCAGAGGCAGACCCCCCACCCTGGACGTGGCCCATCTCCTCGGCCGGGGTGGCGTTGAATCCCGCCAAGACCATGATCCAGGAGAAGCCCAGACGGGCAGCCTTGCCGGTCGCTCGAGTCGCAGCCATGGACCGCCGAGCGTTGGATGGCTGGTCTGCCCAGCACCGCGAGCCCTGCATGTCGTCTGCGCGCCCACATTCGGCCGATGCGCGGCCTACGATCTCTCCCGAGGCCATGTGCACCAACTCGACCGTCGCCTCGTAGGAGCCATCCTCGGAGTCCCGGAAGTTGGTCACCTCGCGGGGCATGATGCCGATCATGGCCAGAAGGGAAGTCCACCCCTCGGCCTTCACGTGCCGGCCGTCGCCGATGGCCACGTACAGCTCGCGCTCTTCGATGATCGGGGCGAGCACGTTGGCGATCTCCGTCGCCTGCCTGACGCGCTCCGCCGGGGCGATGCCGTCTCCGATCAGGGCAACGTCGGTTCCTACTCCATGGGGTGCCTGGGTGGGCACTACTTCAGTCTCTGCCATTGTCGAGCCTCCTCCTATCGGGGGGTTGGGGCAGACGATACTGCCGTCTCTGTCCGGGCCAGGTTCGGGGTATACCATGACAAACGAGCCGATGTAAACCCCCGGGCGAGTTTATCACCCGGGCTGGACAAGGCTCGGAGGTGGGCGTATTTGTCTGGCCTTGACCGGAGGAGAGACGAATGATGGTCGGCGGACGAGGAATGCAATGCGATGCCCCGGGGTGCAGGGAAGCCTTCACAGAGCCACCACTTAGCGGGTGGGGGCGCCCTTCGCGCTTGGGTAGTACTCGGCTCCACGGGGCCGCCAGTCGCGCCGGGTGGGATTGGTTCACCGGCATGCTGGAGCGCACCTATCACTTCTGCCCGAACCACGTGGGCAAGACAGAGCACGCCCGCATGTTGCGACTGTGCTCCGAGAGCATGAAGGAGATTAGCGAATGAGCGGAATGGCACTCATGCCGGGGCAGCAGATGTCCTACAAGCGACTCGCGGACTGGGCGAAGACTGCCCCCGCGGATCAACTACAAACCGTCTACGGGCAAGCCAGGGACCTCCACAAGCGGGCCTGGATCTACATGGCCATCACGTGCGGCGTCGCCTCGGAACGCACCGAGGGTGCCCTCACGGGTAGCGAGCTCGCGCAGACGTTCGACGTCTCGGCTATGCAGGTCTCGCGGCACATCCGGATCTACAGCCAGATCCTTCAGCCCCGGATCGAGCTACAGGGCGAGAACGCCGAGTTCTCCCTGTGGGAGGAGCACTACTTTCACCTGGCCCTGGACGCTGCCCGGCACGTGGCAGACACGGACGCGAAACTGTCGGCGTTGCAGTTCATCGAGATGGCCGAAGACGGTGGGTTCCCGACTCCCACGTCGTTCAAGGCTCATCTGATCGCACACCAGATGCTGCCCGGTGACGACGGCTCGACGGACGTCAACTTCAGAGCCGCCGGCCCTGCGGGCAAGGTGCTCAAGGCGGTCGTCACGCTGTCTTCGGTGGATGACGAGGTGAAGAAGGAAGTCTTGGAAAAGATGGCCGACATGGACCTCGACGTCGGTACTCGTATCGGGGATGCCATCGAGTTCCTCGGGTACATGCAGAGCGAGCGCGACAGGGCGGTGGCGTCTCACGGCGAGGGGAAGGCCAGGGCGACGGCATGAGTTGGGACATGCACTGGCAAGCCGATCTAGGCGGGCCTGAGCCGGTCCAGGTCGGGGACCTAGACGCTAACGTGACGAGCAACCTGAGCCCAATGATGGCCGCGGCCGTCGAAGCGGTGCACGGTGCGGACGAACCCCGGAAGCACTGGAGCGACTTCAATGGCATGAAGGCGGCCGAACTGGCGGCTCACCTAGAGCCCGTGCTGTCGTACCTGGAGGCCAACGACCTATCCGCGTTGAACCCGCCGAATGGGTGGGGTTCTCAAGAAGGCCTCACCGAAGTCGTGCGAAAGATCGTAGAGACGGCCCAGGACGTACCGGAGGCGACGCTATGGGCGTGGGGGTGAGCAAGGAAGAGGTCCTGTTGGTGCGCCGTCCACGGAGGATCGGAGCGCCATGATCGAAGGGATTATCATGCTCTTAATCGGGATAATCGTGGGCCTCGTTCCGTGGCGCAGTGTGCGGAAAGGAAACAAACGGGAGCCATGACCCAGCCCCTCTCACTCCAAGAAGCCAGGGGACAAATCACGCGACTCAAGAAAGCCGGTGACCGCTTGGCAAAGATCGTGCAGATCGGCGCAAACCTTGTCGGAGACGTGAGCCTCTCCGCGCCGTGCCAGCCCGTCATCGACTGGAACAAAGCAAAGAAACGCAAGATCCCACCTGTGAGGCACCTCGTCCCGAAGGTGTGGAGAGAGGAATGAAATTCGGCTCGCTCTTCTCTGGAATCGGAGGCATCGACCTGGGCCTCGAACGCGCTGGAATGCAATGCGCCTGGCAAGTGGAGCAAGATGAGTTCTGCCAACGAATCCTCGCCAAACACTGGCCAGATGTCCCTCGATTCGGAGATGTTCGGGATGTCACCAGCGCCGAGCCCGTCGACCTCCTCGCCGGTGGTTTCCCCTGTCAGCCCTTCAGCGTCGCAGGCAACCAGCAAGGGACCGACGACGATCGGCACCTGTGGCCCGAGTTCGCACGGCTGGTGCGTACTCTACGACCCCGTTGGGTGCTCGCTGAGAACGTCCCTGGCCTCCGAACTATCGCAGCTGACGAAGTGCTCAGCGATTTGGAGGCAGCAGACTACACCGCATGGCCGCTCGTGGTGGGTGCTCGCCATGTCGGAGCCCCTCACCGGAGAGACCGAGTTTGGATCGTGGCCCACGCCCAAGGCGGTGGACGGGAGAAGCAAAGGGAATGGGGGGGCTCGCAAATCACCCAGCCTCGACCAGATCGCAAGAGAGGGATCGTGGCCCACGCCAACAGCCACGGAGTACGGGAGCAACCAGTCCCCATCCGAGGGGGCTGCGATTCGTCCGAGCTTGGCGGGCTTGGTGTCGGCCAGGCCGACACCAACAGCGGCAGATGCGAACAGCAGCGGCTCGGCGGGGTACTCAACGGAAAGCGGGAGATCCGCAGGGGTGACGCTCACGGACGCGACGGTGAGGGGGTGGGCGACGCCCAACCAAACCAACCGGAAGTCCCCAGACCTCGAGACCACCGTTGGCCAGCCGGACCCGGCCAACCCCAACACGAATGGGAAGAGCCGCGCACGGTTGAATCACCGGTGGGTGTGTCAGCTCCAGGGCTTCCCCGCAGACTGGCTCGACATCGAAGACAATCCCTGAAGGCTCTCGGCAATGCGTGTGTGCCTCAGGTGGTAGAACAGATCGGGAGGGCGATCATGGAACTGGGTGTCTGACGTTGGCGGACATCGCCAAGATGACCGACCTTGGCCGCAGGGCCTCTACCCTCAGGACGGGGCTAATCTTTCCGTGCGGGGAGAGGGCGGGCTTGCGTACCGACGTTCCGCTACCGCTGCTGAGCGACAGCCACCAGGCGAATCTACGGTCTGTGGAGGCTGATCACCTGGCGTCTTGTGGAACTTGCCGAGAGATTGTGAGACAGCACAAACAGCAAAGCCCCGGGGAATGACCCCCGGGGCTCACTGTCAACCTTCGACCGCCAAGAAGAAGGGGAGCCAGAAGGGAAGACCAGGAGGCGAGATGGCCAGACCAACCACTCAACACAGCCGAGGAACCCTCAATGACTGACCACAGCGGTACCACGACGCAATTCGTCGCGCCAAGCGTTTCGCTAAACTTTCTCCCCGATGGGGCCCCGGTGTTGGAAGTTCAGGGGGTTCCGTTCCAGGCCAGGGCGGCCGAGCGGTTCATCCGGTACCTGAGGCGGGCTCTGCGGCGGGCATCGGCCTTGCCCCCGAAGAACCCTTGGCGGATCGGCGTTAAGCCGGCGAGCCTCGATGACTTCGCCTACCTGACCCTGACCCGGCCCGGAATGGCGCGCCTGGAGTACCGGGGCCGATCCTGGGAGTTCACCGCCCAGGGCAGTGAGGCTCTGCTCGAGGAGTGCATAGAGCGCTACTACCGGGGCATCCTGCCCTGGCTGACCAAGACCAACCGCCGAGCCAAGCTCAACGATGTCCTCGGCGAGATACAGAAGTCGGTCGATTCCCTCGCGGGGAACGCTCCGCCACCGCCGGCCAAGCCCCCCAGGCCCCAGAAAGCCCCCGAGAGGCCCCAGGGGACGTTCCCGTGGTTCGAGAAGGCCAGGGGGTGCGATTCTCCCGGAAGCCCCCTGGGGGCGATTCTGGGCGCCGTAGAGGGGGAGTCTGTGTTGGTCTCGGCGGTCGAATGGCGAGACGCGAGGTTCCTGCACCTGCAACGGTGGTGGCCCGACCTGGACCTTCGGTACCGGCCAGGGAAGTCGCCGATCACCATCCGGCTCAGGGAGATCAACCGATTCGTCGGGGTGCTCCAGAGAGCCGTGCGCAAGGGGTTTGCCAAGATGTCGGTGGGCAGGCTCAGGGGGGACGGACTGTGGCTGACCGCAGAGCTCAACCAGAACGGAGGGTTCCTTTCGCTGAAATCCACCCGGGGCGGAGAGCTGGAGCTGCCGTTGTCGCAGTGCGATGAGCTCCTGCGGTTGGCCGGCCTGTGCGGGCCGACTCTTGCAGGAATGCAATACCAACCGTGGGCCGAGGAGGAGGTTGTCGAGGTCTTGGCTACCGGCACTCACGGGGGTGGAGAAGTGCCCACTGGGGTTGAGGTTTCCAAGGGTGGCACAGAACCTGCAACGCGGGTGCGCGCACAGCGCCCGTCCGCGTCTTTTCGGTGTTCGGGAGATCGGGAACATGGGGAACCTAAAAAGCGGTTCCCCAGTAGCGCGCCTGAGGGGCGGCTTGCTGGGCAAGGGGGGCAAATCTCTCTGACTCTCGTGGGTGGAGTGAACCCTCAGGCAGAGAAGCCCAAGCCTAAACGCAAGAAAAACCGTGGGCAATTAGTAGTAGGGCGGTACTACGGGAAGGTACGGGAAAGGCTGGGACCTGCAGCGCCGAACCCGAACTGGGCCAAGGACCTCGGGAGGTGCAAGCGGATGCTCCTGGACCTGGACGCGATGGCGGAAAAGCAGTTCCCCGGGGCGTCGCAGGAGGAGCTTCGGGCCAGGGTAGACAAGCGCGTCGGGGAGCTCATGGACCAGGCATGGGAGGACAAGTGGTTCCGGGACCTGACGGCTCCGCACTTCGGGTGCTTCTACTCGATTTGGACGCGGCTCAACTCGGCGATCGTGGTAGGCAGGCAAGCGATGCGTCGGAAGTTCTACGAGCAGTACTCAGGCCCGGAGACATCGGTGGATCCGGGGACGATCTACGCTTTCTTCGAGCGCCACGTTGGCCACGAGGGAGCGATCAGGGAGGTGACGAGAGTGCACGGAGCGGAGACGGCGAAGGAGTTTGGCAATGGCTGAGGACAAGAAGGTTCACGTGTTTGCGTGCACAGAGCACGACATGGCTCTTGGTGGTGGTCCTTTGCCCACGCATCCGAAAGCGATTGAGGTTCAGGATCGCATGACGAAGCCCATCAAGGGCGAACTGCGCGCCCTACGTAATGCCTACGAGGCCCTACGAAAACAGGGCTGGCGAGAGGTCATGTACGCGCCGAAGGATGGGTCAATGCTGGCGCTGATTCTTCCCGATTGTGCAGTGGTCGTAGAGGGGAACCGAGACAAGCATGGGTTCATGATGTTCGATGGCGACGGTTGGCCGTGTGACCCCGTGCTGTGGCGCCCCCTCGAAGAGGTAGACCCAGAGTACAAGGGGACACCCGGTGAGTGACGCACTGACCCAGGCGCTTCATTACCTGGACCTCGGCTACCTGCCCGTCCCCTGCCTGCCCAACGGAAGCACGTGGGTGAACTGGCGAGAGATGGACAAGCGCCCCCCCACGGAGTCGCGGCTACGGGACTACTTCGAGGACCGCTCGGAGACGATGGTCAAGCTGGCCTTGCTGGGCGGGCTGTGCGCGATCCGGTGCGCCGGGGATAGGGCCGAGGCGTTGCTGGTCGAGCGAGGGTTGTCGATCCCACCAGGGGCCCCGGCGATCAACCAAGGCAACGTCTCGGTGTTCCTGCTCCGGGGCTTCGACGGAATCAAGAATCTCACGGAGGGCTCGGCCCTGTTCACGGGCGGCGATGCGAAGTCGCCCGATCTGGTCGAGGTGCACGTCGGCAAGCTCGTAGCCGCACCCCCCTCGGAGGGCACGCAATGGTTCGGCGAGTTGCCGCTGTTCCCCGAGCTCCCAGAGGTACCGGCGCCGCTGGCCGCGCTGATCCAGGATCGCATCAAGGAGGTGGAGGAGAAGAAGCAAGGCGGCGCCCACTGGGCAGCAGTGTCGCTGAGGGGTGTCGATTCTCATGACTCCGTCGAGGAGGCGCACCGTCTGTGCGGGTACCTGAACGCCAAGGGCCTACCGCTGGACGTGTCTCGAGAGATCATGATGGCGTTCGCGGACAGGTGCCACCCGTTGCCAATGCTGGTGTCCGACGTGGATGCGATTATGAGGCGCCGCGAGTGGGACGGCAACGACGACGGAGCGGAGCGGCCCGGGGTGGTGTGGCACGAGGATGAAATCGAGGCCCACGTGGAGATGCGTCTCAAGCCGGTGGCGACATCGTGGGTGGCCCCCACGCCGCTGCCGAGTGTGAACCAAGCCTTGCGGGGTGGGTTCAAGGGCGGGCGGATCTATCTCGTGGCGGGCGAGCCCGGGGCGGGCAAGACGGCGCTGGTGATTCAGACGCTAGTCAGGGCGGCCAAGGCGGGCATCAAGAGCTTCATGGTGTCGGCGGAGATGCCTCGCGACTCGATCTACGACCGGGAGATTGCCGCCGAGGGCCAGCTCGACGTCGGCAAGGTCGAGGACGGACTGGCCGACCCCCATGCGATGGCCTACGTGGCGGAGAAGCTGTCGGGGCTGCCGATCGCGTTGGCGAACAACTCGGTACGTTGCGTCCAGGACATCGTAGACCAGGTGAAGCTACACGAGCCGAAGCTGGTCGTGGTGGACTACTTGCAGTTGATCGCTCACGACGAGCGGGGCAGGGATACCCGGGAGCGGGTGGAGGCGGTGTCGAAGGGGCTAAAGGGGTTGGCGAAGCGCGAGGGGTGCGCGGTGGTGTGCGTGTCGTCGCTGACGAAGAAGGACAGCAAGCGAGCCGGGGAGGAGATGCCCACCAACGATCGCCTCCGGGAGTCTGGTGCGTTGCACTTCGACGCCGATGGCATTCTGCTCTTGGGCCGAGAGAACGGTCAGACCAAGTGCGCGCTGTCGAAGAACAAGTACGGGCCCATCGGGACGTTCGACATGGAGTTCAAGGGCTCGACGATGAGCTTCACCGAGAAGGGAGGGGCGGACGTCCCGGACGGGAGATTCCCCGACGACGACGCCGGCCCGGATGTGTTGGGGGAGGTGGTCGATGAGTTCTTCTAGGCCGCGGTACGGGTTCGTGTTGCTGTCCAATGGCATGCCGGTGAAGGTGCTGTCGGCGTCGCCTGGCGCGTACCGGCAAGGCCGGGATCCCAACTACGACCACGTGACGGAGGTGACCAACGAGCACGGCCAGCGGGTGCATCAGGTCTGGCACCACGCCGGGCACGACACCCGGAAGGTCTATTTCGAGGCATGCACGGGCGCCTACGGGTGCACCGCTGGGGAGCCGTTCGATGACGTCGAGCACTGACGAAGGGATGAGTCTCCGCGCTTGGCTCGGTTACGGCCTAGCCGTGGTCGTTGGAGTCGAATTGGTTTGGCTGCCCGTGTGGATTTGGGTTCTACCGTGGCTCAGCGAGGTGCTGAATGCGGGTTGAGTACAACGGCACCGTGGTTGAGACCCCCGCATGCCGCATCGACGGCCCCCACGGCCCTGTGTACGTCGCAGAGACGGACAGCGAGCGGGTTAGGCTATCCTTGCAGAAAGGCCCTGACGGGGCCCTGGGGGCCTCGGGGCGTGCGGTATTCTCTCGGGACGAGCTGGGCCCCGTGTTGGGGAAACTCCGGGGGCTAGGTCTCGAACCGCTTGGGCAGTGGTGGTCGGACGTGCTACTGGCGAAAAGGGTTCTTGGCGCTGTGCGCGTCGAGTCAGTCAGTGAGGGGCCTGGAGCGTGGCGGAGAGACGAAGTGGAAACCGACTGCAGAGGCGACTCTTCGTCGGCAATGTCCCGTGGGAACGATGCGAGGACAAGGAAGCAATCCGAGACTTCTTCACCGAAGTCGGTGAGGTGATTCGGGTAGGGACGCCCGTCCACAAAGACGGCGAGTACGAGGGTAGGCCCAAGGGGTTCATTTTCGTGACTTTGCTGCTCTGGGAGGGCGAGAACGACACGGCGTGGCAGCAGCTGACGGGCAACTTCATCGACGACCGAGCGATCAAGGTGCAGTTGGCCGAGGAGACGGACGATGACAGGCGAGGACGAGGGTCAGACGGATCAGGTCCCCCAGGGGGGCGAAGAGGCAACGGAAACTCCTACGGGGGTTGAGGAGGCCCTTGCCGAGCTGGTAGCCGACGGGTTCCTCGAGGAGCGCGGAGACCACATCGTGCCTACGGACAAGGCTGGTGTGTTCGTGGCGTTCCTGATGAACAACCTGACGCTTGTCGAAATGGCGCTTCTGGCCAACGGCCACGGAGTCCAGGGCTCGCCCCGCCCGGTCCTGTGCCCGGACCCGAGGCTCAACCCGGAGCTGTAATCGGGTGGCGAAGAAACGGAACCTGTCCAGCCCCGGGCTGGTGAAGAAGCGGCGGGCGATTGCCAAGCGCCGGGCCCGTGTCGAGGAGATGTACCTCGCTGGGGTGCCGAACTACGAGATTGCCGAGCGGCTCGATGTGACGACCTCGGTGGTGTCCCGGGACCTGAAGGTCGTTGAGGACGACTACAAAAACCGCCAGATGGTCTCCCGGGCCGGCAAGGTGCAGGCGCAGTTGGGTCGCATCGGTCGTATCGAGCTCGAAGCGTGGAAGAGCTTTCATCGGTCGGTGGGCATGATCAAGAAGCGTGTCCTCAAGTACGAGGACGTCAAAGACGCGCACGGCAAGGTGGTCCGGGACGAAGACGGCATCCCGATGCGGGTGCCGCAGCTGGTCGAGGAGCGCGAGGAGTTCAAGGCGGGCGATGCCGCGTTCCTGAATACGCTGGTCAGGTGTGCGCAGGAGCGTGCGCAGATCGAGGGCACGTACGCGCCGACCCGTGCGGTGGAGGAGCTCTACTTGGGTGTCGATGAGGTGTTCAGCGACGACACCGTGGCGGAGGAAGAGCGCCGAATGAAGGAGATCTTGGCGAAGATCTCGCCGGTCCGGATGGATGCGTTGTCTGGGCCGGAGACCCCCGAGGGCGGTGAGGAAGAGATCGAAGTGGTAGAGGCGGAGTCGCGGCCCGTGGAGCGGAAGAGCACCAGCACGGGGATCGCATGACCCTGGGGGAGCTGACCTACGCGGACCTAGTTGCGCTGCAGGGGTCGATTCCCGAGTCGGTCGGAGACCAGACCGAATGGGTAATGTCGTGGCCGGCGTATTGGGGAATTAGGAACGCCTTGGCGCGTGCCGACTACCGAGAGAACAGAGATGCAGTACGCGCGGAGATAGCGGCCCGGCCAATTCCGGACCGGCCGTTGCAGTTCATCGCGTGAAACCCCGAAGGAAAGGACTGGACGGAGATGGAAGACCGAGAGATCACGATCGCGTATAGCCGCTACATGGGGATGCTGGCCGCGGAGTCGCAGTTGCAGGAGCTGTACCACACGCTCGGGCACGCAGACTTCCCGAAGCTGATGTCGCTGGTGAGGCGCTCGGCGGCCCGCAAGGCCAAGGGCGCGGACGAGGGCAACGGGTCGGCGTGACGGAAGCCGCTTGACGCAGTAAGCCCACCTGTCGTATTTACGCCCCATGATGTTCGACCCCGACCCCGAGACGCTTTGCCGGTGCGGGGATGAGCTACGGGATCACAAGGAAGACGACGAAGGGGTGGTCAGGTGTGTGTGCCCTGGCTGCCACTGTGACGGCTTCGAGCCCGAAGACGATTGAGTAGACCCCCCGTTAGAGGGGGTGGCCCGGAAGGAGACGGAGATGGAAAACTGCATGGTTAGGCTGGCGGCGTGGTTGGTGGCGAGATGACTCGCCGAGGCTACTACGGCATCGGGGTCTACCACCCCAAGCACGAGGTCAACGTAGGCACCCTCTGGAGGTCCGCACAGGGCCTAGGAGCGACGTTCGTATTCACCGTGGGGCGGCGGTACGGGAAGCGCCAAGCGTCCGATACGCACAAAACCAGAGACCACGTGCCGCTGTTCCACTTCGCGGACATGGACGACCTTATCGCGCACCTGCCGCACGGCTGCCCTTTGGTCGGGGTAGAACACGGGGGTCTAGACCTCGCCCGGTTTAGCCACCCGTGCCGAGCCGCCTATTTGCTGGGCGCGGAGGACCACGGGTTGCCCCGGGCGGCCTTGGACCGCTGCCACGCGAGGGTGCAGATCGAGTCAGAGTTCTCGTTCAACGTCGCCGTGGCGGGATCTCTGGTGGCCTATGACCGGGTGGCGAAGGAGGCCGCATGAGTAGCGCAGACAGATACCTCCTACTTGCAGGAGCGACCTACTACGCCTCGGGTGTAGGCGATGTGCAGGGTCTGTTCCGTTACAGGACCGAAGCCGAGCGCATCGGAGAGGCGCTTCTGGAGGAGCACGGCGGCCAAGATGACTGGTGGGCGGTGATTCGGATTGCCCCAGCGACAGGCGCGACGCTGGTGTCGAAGGGTGGCCCGGATCCATTCTCGCCATTCGGCGGTGCATGGTCTGTCGGCAAGCGCTGGAAGCTCCGCGAGGGGCTGAAGGTGACGACGTGACTGGGTCGGCTTTGATGTCGTTCGGGGTGGCTTGTCTAGCCGGCGTCGTCCATCTGCGGATCGCGCCCAAAGCGGACTGGCTGTCATACGCAGTATGGTTTGCTCTTGGGTTGGGAGGGGGCTTCCAGGTCTCGGCTTGGGTGGCGCGGTGACGGACGAGAAGGAGGTCTCCCGCCAACTGCAGTGGCAGCGCCGTAACGAGGCCATGGGCCTATGCGTGATCTGCGGCAAGGAACCCATCCACCGCGCCAAGCGCTGCGAGGTGCACTGGGAGAAAAACCGAGAGGCAGCCCGCCTGCGGTACGAGAAGAGGGTCAGTGAAAGGAAGCTGGCCCAAGAGGAGAATCAACAGTGAAGGACTTCAAGCCAACCGCCGACCGCATCGTCGTCCAGCGCGACGATCCCGAGACCCAGAGCAAGGGAGGCATCTACCTGCCCCCCACGGCCCCAGAGAACACCCAAACGGGCATTGTGCTCTCGGTGGGCCCAGGGGCTCGAGACTCGACCGGAGCCCGCACCCCGATGGAGGTAGAGCCCGGAGACCACATCCTGTTCGGCAAGTACTCCGGGGTGCATGTGAAGCTCTCCGGTGAAGAGATTCTCATGATTCGCGCCGACGACGTGCTGGCGGTGCTGGACGGATGACCAGCGCAGAAGAAGAGCGGAACGCATACGAAAGTCTTGAAGACCTGGCTAAGGGCTGGGACTTGCTGCTCCGAGACTTCGGGCTTGAGGAGCGTCGCCTACCGTGGCGGGTGCTAGGCACCCCGTACCGGAACGGAAACCGGTTGTTCCACAACGAGCACCACGTGTTGGACTGCCTGCGACGCTCGTCCGACCTCGGACCGAAAGACCTGAACGACTGGGCTCGCGTGAAGGTGGAGGCGGCCCTGTTCCTGCACGACTGGGTCTACGACCCTCGGTCGCTTCAGAACGAAGAGGACAGCGCCGTGGTGGCGCATGTAGTGTTTGATGGAGACCCGTGGATCACTCATGCCATCCGAGCCACCACCCATACGGGCAAGCCCGCCAACGTGGTGGAAGCCTACGTGATGGACATCGACTTGGGCACCCTGGCCGCTGACACGCTCATAGGGGACACGGGCCAGATCCGGATGGAGTACTCCCACGTACCGGAAGACGTGTTCTGGCCCCGCAGAGCCGATCTGGTCCGAGGCTGGCTAGAAAAGGCAGAGAAGAACGAGCTGTTCCACACCGATTGGGGCCAACGAAAGTACCTGGCCCCTGCGGTGCGAAACCTGGAAGAGCACCTGGAGCTGATCCAGAACCGTACCGAAACTGGTAGCTTCCCCCCACCGAAGGACAGGTGACCCATGGTTCATTTCAACTCTAGAGGCGAGATGATCATTACGGACAGCCTCCCCAACGGGCTCGAGGAGAAGGACTTCCTGATCGAGCAAGCGGGCCGGCAAACCGGGAAGCTATACGAGCTGACAGAGGTGGTCCCGAACCCCAACGTGTACTTCGAGCACGACGCTACAGCGGTCCGGTTCCGTTTCCGAGAGACAGACGCATGACCACCCCCGCAGGAGGCCGACCCTCCCTGGAGCAGTGGCGCGCAGACCGCATAAAGCCCCAGCCCCGAGCCTGTGCCGGCTGTGGCAAGATCATCCGTTGGAGCCTGGCCCGCTGTGTCGCGTGCGCAGCCAAGCTGAGGGGAGAGGGGGAGTGACCTACTGGCACGAGGGCGTCTGCTTCACCTGCAAGGTGTCGTTCCCCATCTTCATCATCTTCAACGGCAAGGGGTGGTCGAAGTGCATGCTGGGCAACCCTGAGGAGGAGCGCATCGCGCGCTTCGTCGAGGCGCACGCCTGGTGCCCGGACTTCAGGATCCGCCAGGAGAGCGACGAGGACCCGGCCCGTGAGGGCTTCTTCGATGCCTTCGACTACTTCGAGGAGCCGGAGCGGGCAGAGTGCGGGCACCCGCTGGTGCGCGAGCCCTCGGTGCACGGCAACGACAAGGCGAGGGGTGACTGCGCCGTGTGTGGGGAGACGCTGTGCATGGGCGACGCCCAGGAGGCGGCCATGTGCGGCGAGCTGTTCGCCCCAGCGGTGCGTGATGACCCCAGCCCTTGCGAGCGCCCGCCAGGCCACGAGGGGAAGCACCGGAAAGGGGGTTTCGAATGGTAGCGCAGCCCGAGACCCGCCGACGATGGACAGCCGGGAGCACTTGAAGGAGGTGCTGCCACGTAGCGGCGCCTGGAAGCTCCACCACCGCGACCTCTATCGCATGTTCGACGGCTGGTCGCGGCCAGGTGCCGAGTCGATTCACCGCATCAACCGGGCGCGCTCCCGCGGGCGCAAGCGGCAGCGGAAGAAGGCAGCGCAGAAGTTCAAGCGCCGCGCGCATCCGTGGCTCGCCTATTGCGACTTCCAGCACAGCTACTTCGGAGACCGGAGGCTTATGACGATCGAGTTCAGCAAACAACCCGCCCGTGTGGTTTTCGATGAGCAACGTGTTTGGCGGGCTGAAAGGGGGTGACGACGATGGGTAAGGACACCAACCACGCCACTATCGTCCGGGCCTTCGAGTCTCGCGGTGCGACGGTGGTGGAGCTCCACACGATCGGCGGAGGGGTTCCAGACTTGCTGGTCGGGTACCAGGGCTCCACGCGCCTGGTGGAAGTGAAGCGACCAGCGCGCAAGGCGGGGCGAGGGTTGCGCTCCACGAAGTGCGCAACGTGTCGGACCCAACGCGCGCGTCACGACTTCGGCGGCGAGCGCCCTGGATGCGCCACGGGCTTCGTCGCCGACTACGGCGAGACCAAGGCCCCTGGTGGCGTAGTCTCCAACCGTCAGAAGAAGTGGCACCGCTCGTGGCCCGGCTGCCCGATAGTGACGGTGGAGACCGAGGCTGAGGTTGATGCTGCGATCGCGGCCATGGTCAAGGATGATGAGACGGCGGCGCATAGGTGGCTCGGGAAAGAGCACGATCGGCTCAGGGCTGAAGGGGACCGCGACTCGTGCCCCTGGTGCCTCGGTTGAGAGTTATTGCGACGAGCACATCAAAGACGGTGACAGAATGCTCGTTTATGGCATCGGCTTCGCCGTGGTGGCCGCTGTGTTTGTGTGGGTGGTGCTGCGTTGAGCAAGCGCGGACCGATGAGTGAGACCTTCCACGGCGGGTACATGGATGGAGAGGTCCTGACCGACCCGGCCCCCTACGCCGACAGCAGTAAGCTTTGGATCCCGATTTGGCACAGGCAGATACCCCTACCGCTCGGGGTGAATGTCTTGGAGTTGCCCGATGGGATCTATGGCCAGCTCTGCCGAGAGTACAAGGCGCTTCATGGGCATCCGGTGAACAAGATGCTCTACGTGAGGGGCTCGGACGGTGACTGGTACGTAGATGACCCCAAGCCCGACCGATGTGAAGAGTGCGAGAAACAGTACCCGTATCTCCTAGCCGAGGATTCCGCTAAGAATTTCCCCCGGTGACCTGGACCCCACTGAGAATCCGCTGGATTCGGCCTCACACCGCTGTCCGGAACCCGTCGTGGCCGGACCCCGACCCGGATTGTAGGCGTTGCTTGGGGGCGATGTCTTGGGTGGTTCCCGGGGCCCGCCGTACTCGGTGCGTGTGGTGTGCGGCTCGGCTGCCGAAGCGTCGTCGGCACTGGTGCTCCGACGGCTGCGTAGCGTCGTACAAGCTGGCCAAGAACGATGACTACCGGGCGTACGTCTGGGAGCGCGATCAGGGTAAGTGTGCCACCTGTGGCACCGACGCAGCGCGCCTAGAGAAGCGAGTGCGCAGAATCCTACGCCGCCTGGGGGGTCGGGCATACTGGGCACGGGCCTCGCGTGGGGAGGTGAAGCGGCTGGCCTCGGCTCACCGGCTGATGCGGATATTGCAGCGACTGCGGGACCAAGGTTGGCCGGTCACGGCGACATTCCGGGTGCAGAAAAGCTTCTGGGAGGCGGATCACATCCAGCCAAGGGCCGACGGTGGGGACAACCGGCCCAGCAATTTGCGATGCTTGTGTGTGCCATGCCACAAGCGGGTGACGGCTGAGTACGCCGCAGAGCGGGCCCGGCGCCGTCGAGAGGCTGAGTGCGGGAAGAGCTAGAGGATACGGTCAAGCGTCTGGCCGGCGGGGGCTACTACCGCCTGCCCATCGCCTTCGCGCGGGACATCCTGCACGCGAATCAGGTAGACGAGTTCCAGAGGGAGATTGCCTGCTCGCTCATGGCCCACAAGCGCGTGGCCGTCGCGGGCGCCAAGGGCATCGGCAAGGGCTACGTCGCCGCCCTGATCATCTGGTGGTTCATGGTCACCAGGCCGTTTGCCAAGGTGGGTATCACGTCTGCCTCGGCGACCACCGTCCAGACGAATGTCTGGGGCGAGCTCGCAGCCTTCTACCGCAAGAGCGCTCTCCTGCGGGAGATGTTCGACATGGGCGACCGGATGATCCGTTCCCGCCGTCACCCGAAGGAGCACTTCGCCATCGCGAGGCAAGCGAGTGTGAAGTACACCCGCGGCGGTGGTGCTCGAGAGCGGCAGGCGGAGGGCCTCTCGGGGATGTACACCCGGCACGTCCTCTGGGTGCTCGATGAGGCGACGGCCATCGATGACGCCATCTACGACACCATCGCGACGAGTGTGAACGAAGAGGGCCACCAGCTCCTGATCCTGTTCAACCCGATCCGGACGAGTGGGTTCGCCTGGGAGATCTTCAACATCAAGCGCAAGGGGGAGGGGTTCTGCCTGTTCAACGTCCCCTACCACCGCAGCCACATCGCGAACACGCCGGCCGGGGCAGCCCGCCGGGAGCAGTGGATCCGGCAGTGGGGCGAGAACAGCGCTCTGGTGGCCGCATTCGTCCATGGCAGGCACCCCACGGGAGACGCAGGGGATAGTGCCTATTCGCTACAGGCCCTGTACGACGCATTCTCGCGCGTCAGGGAGCCCGACATGGACGAGCCCCTAGACATCGGGATCGACCCGGCCCGGCACGGATCGGACGAGTGCGCGTTCTTGGCCCAGCGGGATTATGTCGGCCACGAGATGCGGACGTTCGGAAAGATCGATCAGGACGACATTGTCGAGTACGCCGAGCGGTTAGCGGAAAAGTGGATCGGCGAGGAGCTAAAGGGCGAGCGGAAGGACGAGAGGACGGGCAAGGCAATACCGGCGCTGTCCGACGATCAGAAGAAGGACGTCAGGTTCCGGATCGATGTCGGTATGGGCGTCGGGCCCATCGACTTCCTGAAGCGTCGTGGGTACCCGGTGATCGGGGTGGACAACGGTAAGAAGCCCACCAGGCGGGGCCGCAAGGAGAACTACGCCAGCCTGGGTACGGAGCTCTGGATAGAGACGGCATCGGTGCTCAGGCAGGAGGAAAAGCCCCTAGCGTTGGGCAACATGATCGTGAACGAGCGGCCGGTGAGTCGCCAGGAGGGGGACGGGGCCATGATCCAGCAGCTCTGTCAGCGGCCCATCGTATTCCCCACCAACGACAACGGCCGGCGTCGGGTCATGCCGAAGGAAGCGATGCGTCAGAACATGTCGGGCAGCCCCGACCGAGGCGATGTCTTCGTGCTTGCCTTCGGTGATATAACCCGCATGGGGCGACCGACGGGGAAGCCGGTCAGCACGATCGCCTAGAGAGGATGGGGACGGATGAGGAAGCGAGTCAGGAAGAAGCGAGGCCGACCCTCGGCGGTGCTTCTGCGACGCCTACAGCGGAAGGTCATGCCCCCACGGCGGGCTAGACGTAGGGTGCCCTTTGTCTTCGGAGGCAAGATGGAGTTCGTTCCGGGTGCGTGGGAGATCAAGCGGCTGCCGTCTGGTTCCCTGCTGAAGTACGTGGGGCGGTAAGATGGGGTTCAGAGTCGGCCCAGTGCCACTACCGAGGCAGTGCTCTACGTGCATCTGGTACGGCGAAGAGAACCGCTGGAAATACCCTGGGGGAGTCCCGGTGGGGCAATCGGATTGCGGGACTTCCGAGTGCTACGCGGTCCCTCCGACGCCAGTGAGTCAAAGTCGGGGTTCCTCAGGGGGATACAGCTCTGAGGACAGAATCCGTGCCGTTCGGCCGGAAGTACACGGCACGGACATCTGCCGATACTACGAACCCCGGCGTCAAGAAGTGAGCGACGGAGATGAGTGAAGACAGAACGACGCTATTCCCGGTCACGATTCAAGGCAAGGATGGGGGTGTTGTAATGCCCCCCGGGACTCCCGAGAGGTTGATCGAGGCTTTGCGGGAGTTGCTTGCAGTTGAGACATCCCGTCGGAGGAGGGCTGCGGGGGTCGTCGGGGATGGACGAAGCCCCTCGCCCCGCAGCCCCTGTTACGTAGGGCGACTCTCCCTGAGTCGAAAGGGACCCCCAGGGATGGTTCCGAGGAGAACCACGGTCTCAGTATCACAGAGCCGTTTGCCCTGGCTAGCTTGATTCAGGTACACAGGCGTCAGGACTTTGGACGCGCGAGGCATGCGTGGCCCGGCGTGAGGTGACGGCTAGTCGCGGCAAGCAGCCGTCGCGCGCACGGAACAAGTCCGCCCGGGGTAAGACCTCCACCCAAAAGGCAGGCCCCCAGACCGAGCAGCGCGCCGGAGACGTCCAGGGCTTGTCGGCCTTCGACAAGTTCAACCGGGCTCTAGACCTGCTCGGCCAGGGGCGGATGTCTGACCTTCAGGATCCGTACCTGCAGCTCAGCTCCTGGTACTCAGGAGTCCAGGTCATCAGCATGAGCATGCAGCGGGCACCGTTCGTGCCTTGGATGACGGGTGAGCGCTCTGGGGAGATCACGTCGGGGCCCCTGTACGACCTGACTAAGCAGCCGAACACGGCGCAAACGTGGGATCAATTCCTCGGCCAGGCGATCGTGCACATGCACGGGCCCAAGGGCGCGGCCTACATGCACAAGAAGGGCAAGCGGAGCATTGGCTTGCCCGAGGAGATCCGGCTCATCGACCCGCAGAGGGTCCATGCTGCAGTGTCCAGCGAGGACACGATGGAGCTCCGCGGTTGGAACATCGACCGGGGCCCCAACGGGGAGCCGCCACAGGAGATCCGTGGCGACGACAAAGACGACATCATCCCGATCTACCTAGCCGCACACCCTACGGACCCGTACCAGTCGGTAAGCCCGCAGATTCCCGGCCAGCTAGACCTAGACACCGAGCGCATGGCGGCCCTGTACACGGCGTCTACGCTGGCCTCTGGGGGTAGTCCGGGGTTGCTGTTCTCGTTCCTGGGGGACTCGGATTGGGACGAGGAGCAGGGCCGGGCCGTCGAAGAGAAGCTGAAACAGAAGTACGGCACCCACGACGGCTACCGGATGGCTGCTGTGTCGGGGGATTGGAAGGTCCAGAACCTGGGCATGCGGCCCCGGGACATGGAGTTCACGCAGTGGCGGAGTGCGATCATCAACATCATTGCTCGCCTTCTCGGCATCACGCCGTTGCTGCTGGCCCACTACGAGGGCGCCACGGGCCTCAGTGATGCCGGTTTGCAGGTCCAGGAGCGAGTCAACTACCGGCAGAAGTTCATTCCACTCGGCTCCAAGATTGCGAACGCTTGGCAGAAGGGCATCGTCAATCCGTACAACCCAGCCATCGAGGTCTTGTTCGACTTCTCCCAGATCGAAGCCTTGCAGGAGGATTTCGCGGCGAAGCTGGTAGCCGCGCAGGCGTTGGCTCAGCTTCTGATCCCGCTGGAGCAGATCGACTCGCTACTGGACCTCGGGCTGGACTTGTCGAAGATCCCTTGGGCGAGTGATGTCCTGGTGCCCTTCGGCCAGGTGCCGGCGAGTCAGATGGGCGTTTCAACGGAGGACGCGGCAGAAGGGGACGCGCTGCCCACCGAGCCGCTTGCCGAGACCAGCGACAGCGGAGCGGGTGCCCTCAATGGTGCCCAGGCCAAGGAAGCGTTGAACATCATCTCCCAGGTCAGGCTGGGCAGTATCCCGAAGACGACAGCCGTGGCCCTCCTGGTGGCCATGAATGTTCCCCCGCAATTGGCGAGTCAGATGCTTGCCGATGTAAAGCTCGCGCCACCGGAGCAGATCGCCGACGAGGCTGCAGCGGCTAAGGGCGAGCGGGCCGTTGAGGGCGACCCGGACGAAGAAGTAGACCCGGCCTCGGTGGTGGAAACGCACTCCGAGGACGACGAGAACGCCCCGGACGTGGTGATTGAGGGACGTACCCTCAAGCTCTCCATCAAGCGCCGCAGGAAGGCCGCGAAGGACTACCAGAAGGCCCGAGAGAAGGCGGTCACGCGGGTCAAGGGCAAGGTCAAGCGCGCCATGATGACGCATCGCTCAGCGGTGCTCCGGGCGTTCAATGAACAGGCAGGCACCAGCCTCCGAGCCATCATGCGGGCCCAGAATCCCGACATGACGGAGCTGCAGCTACATGAGCTGACCCCGGAAGAGGTGGTGGCGCGTGCACCGACCGAGCTCGAAGAGGCAGAGATCCAGGCCATTCTGGATGCCGTCGACCGGGGATTGATCGCGGCGACGATCTCACCAGCGGTCGAGCAGGCCATGCGGCAAGCGGTTGCCGCCGGGGAGCCTACGCTCGAAGCCCTCGGCGTGGCCAAGGCGGACCTCACCGAGTACCGCAAGCGGCTCCCTGCGCTGACGAAGAAGTACGCGGCGCAGACCCTGCAGAAGGGCCCCGCCACGGCAGCCGAGGAGATGGTCAAGCGGGCCGTCCGCAAGACGATCGTTGACGCCATCGACGAGGGCAAGACGGTAGCCCAGACGGCCAAGTCGTTGCGGGCGATGTTCAACGAGACGATGAGCGACGGCCGAGCCCGGGTGATTGCCCAGACCGAGACGGGCATCGCTATGAACACGGCCCAGTTCGAGCACTACAGCGCCAACGGGGTCGAGGAGATCGAGTGGCGGGCCCGTATGATTCGCACCCGCGAGTCCCACGAGGCCATGCACGGGACGCGGGCCAAGATCGGCGAGGAGTTCGGCAACGGCCTCAAGTACCCGCAGGAGCCGGGGGCACCGGCCGCCGAGGTGGTGGAGTGTCACTGCGGAGTGGTCCCGGTGGCGCGGTCGCGGTCGGAGGTGCAGGTCGAGGCGGCAGCGCTCGAGGAGATAGAAGGCCGCGGGGTTCAGGAGCGGGACGGGTCGTTTTACGTCATGACCGACGACGGTGTGGCGTTGAGTCGAGCCTTCGAGACTAGAGAGCAGGCACAGCAGCGCTTTGCAGCCATGGAGAGCTTCAGGCGCGAGGGGGTAGGGGCATGACCATGAGAACGCTACGAAGCGTTGACGACTGGTACGGCGGACAGAACCCGCTCGACGCATTGGAGTTCCAGCGGGCAACCAAAAAGGGCCGCGTCGGTACCAACAACGAGATTCTGAAGCGAGGGTCGGCGATCGAGGCAGAGGCCGGCCGGTTCCAGATGAACGAGCGTGTGCTGGTTCGCTCTGGGCTCAACGTCGTCCAGGCGCGCCAGGCGCCCCAGGACCTATACGGCTCCGACGCCAACGTGGTGCGGTTCTGCGTCGTGTCGGGCGAGGATGCCCGAGACAACAAGGGGCTGGACGTCCAGGGCGGCAACACGCAGGCGTTCCGGGCGAACCCGGTGGTGCCCTGGTGCCACATCTACAACGAGCCGCCCGTGGGCCGGGGCCGGTACATCGCGACCATGAAGCGTGCCGGCGGGCCGTACGAGCTGTGGTCGGACGTCGAATTCATCCCCGAGGACATCTACCCGTTCGGGGCAGTCATCGGCCGCATGTACAAGGGCGGTTGGCTGAGGGGCATCTCGCTGGGCTGGATCCCGACCAAGGTCAGGGAGGTTCGGAGCCGAGGCGGGAAGCTTCAGAAGGTCGTGTCCGAGCAGTGGGAGATGGTCGAGGAGTCGGCCTGCGCGATCCCGATTGATCGGTGGGGGCTGGCCGAGATGGCCTCGGCGGGCATCTTCGGCGAGGGGACAAAGCGGTCCCACTTGGCTGACAACTTCGTCGAGACCTACCGGCGCACCGTTGGCGACAACGGCGACTGGACGGGTTGGAGCGAGGGCGTGGCCTACGAGATCTCGGGCAAGGATGTCCGTATGGTTCCCGACTGCAGCGAGGGAGCTGCCACCGAGGATGGCCTGAGCGACGAGGCAAGGGCCGTCCTGACCGAGGCCCGCGAGAGCATTACCCGGGCCTACGAGCCCGAGGCCCAGCGCGAGCTCGTGGAGGAGCACCACATCGACCCCGAGAGCAACCTCGGCGACCTGAAGGCCCTGTCCGTCGAGGCGGCTGCGGTCCGGAGTCTAGGTGCGGGAGAGGATGACCCCGTAGAAGAGCCCGAGGCTCGCTCTGAGCCGACCGGGGAGGATCCCGAGGGGGAAGCCCTGGAGGTGGAGCAGGCGAGCGGAGAGCGGCTCCCAGGGGAGTTGCTACGCGGCGAGGTCTCGGACGAGTTGGACCTGGTCTATGACCGGCTGCGGGGTGCGGTGGTGGCAGCCATGGACGCCACGGAGCGTCTGTACTGGCTGGGCAACTCGGCGTACTGGCAGGGCAGGAGCCTGGCCGAGACGCTGGGGTTCCCTCCGGAGCAGCGGGAGCGGGTATTGGCCGAGACCCGGCAGCTGGGCGCCGATGACCCGGAGAGCCCCGACGCATTGCACAACCTGATCGCTCGGCAGACGAAGCGACTGCGGAGCTCGGCGAATCTGATCCTGGAGGCCACGGTAGCGGCCGAGGATGCCATGGACGTTGGCGATTCGGTGGGCGAGACGGCGTCGGCCGAGGTTGGCGCCTCGGTGGTCGAAGAGGCGGGCCTTACCGAGGCGTTGTCGATCATGGTCCATCGGATGGCCGATGAGGGTGTCGAGATCCGGGCAGGCAAGAAGATCTCCAAGAGTCGGCGGGAGAAGATCGGCGGCCTGCTCAAGCAGCTTCAGAGCGTCACCAAGGGCCTGAAGCAGGTACTCGGGGAGGGCGAGAGGGAGGCGAAGGTTGAGGACGAGCCGAAGGCTGAGACGGCGTCGCTGGGGCCGAAGCTTGCCGAGCTCCGTAGCCTGGCCGGCCTGGGAGACCGGGAAGGTGTCGTCGCTGCGGATCCGGTCGAGGCGCCAGCTACCCGGTCGCGCGTGCTCGAGATCCTGGACAAGGCCAAGGCCAAGGCCAAGCCCCTCGACGGCACGGACCCGAAGCCGGAGAGCCGAACCAATGGCGAACTCCCGGGGGTGAGGGTGCCGAAGACAGAGGGCAAGAAGGTCACGGCTGAATTCGCCCGAGACCTGGCTGCGGGGATCGACAAGCTCCGCGCCAAGGCGGGCCTTGACCAGGGCGCGGGAGCCGAGTAGGTCCGGATGCACACTCACACGTAATCGAGGGTGGGTTGTAAGACCCCAACTGCGGGGAGAGGGCCAGTCCATAGGGGGCTGGCCTTTTCCTTTGGTGGTTGACCGCTCGCGAGGGGGCGAGTAGTCTTCTCCGCAGTTCGTACCAGTACCGAACGCTCGGCACTGCCGGCGTGGCCTCTCATGGGTAGGCGCACGCAAACGGCCAGCGCACACGGGTGAATCGGCTGAGGCGACGTCCTGGTTGGTCCTTCTTTTGGACTGCCATCGTTGACGGCCCGGCTTAACCCGTAACGCGCACTCAGGGGGATTCCCCTTGGGGCGAGAAAGCACACCACCCATGGCGAACGAAGCCCACATTCGTGAAGTCTCCGAGAAGGAGCTCCACTCGCTGATCGAGGTTGCTGAGCACTCCCTCGACGAGAACAAGAACAGCATCGAGAAGCTGCAGCGCGCCCTCGATGGGGACCCCGACAAGAAGGACGACGCCGGCAATCCGCTCGAGCCAGGCATGCGTGCCGAGCTTACGGCGATGGCCGAGGAGCTGGCGGACACGCGCCAGTGCATGACCGACGTCCTCGAGGAGTTCAAAAAGGTAGACGAGCGCACCGACCGGTCCGACAAGGTCTGGCGTGCCTACGAGGATGCGGACCCGCGGGGCTTCCACACCAAGACGTACCGGGCCCTTGCCGACGTCTACAACGCCTCCTACGACTCGTGGAAGAAGGACAACTACGCGAGCTCGCCTGAGGGGCACACCCGTGCGGCGGACCAGTCGTCCACCACGGACACCCAGGGCGGTATCCTGGTCCCGACAGCGACGTGGGAAAACGTCGCGTACATCATCGGCCAGAAGTCGTTTCTGCGCGCGTACGGCACGCAGGTGCCACTGCCGACCGACGACCTGAAGGTCCCGTACCTGCCCGAGATCCCGACCATGTACGTGCAGGGCACCCAGGGGGTCGAGCCCACGCACGGGTCGCTGATCTTCGACGACACCCAGATGCTCTCCGCGAAGACCTACCTGGGCATCAACGTCATCCCGAACCAGCTCGTCCAGGATGCCGTCCGGATCTGGGCGACGTTCTGGGCGCGTGTCTTCACCGACGCCATGGCGCTCAAGGAGAACAAGGGCATGTTCTCCGAGAAGCCCACCGACGCCAACGGCGCATTCTCTGGCGTCATCCAGGAGGTCGAGGGCGCGACCACGAACAAGCATGAGTACTACCTCGGCGGGTCCAGCACGTCTGGGAGCACCCACTTCTCGACGCTCAGCTACGACGATCTGGTCGAGATCCAGAGCCTTCCCAACGAGAACAGCGCGGACGGCAACCGGTGGTTCATGCACCGCAACGTCGGCAAGTACATCCGGAAGCTGAAGACCACCGACGGCTTCCCGCTGATCGGCCCGATGACGCAGGGCATGGCGTCGATGAATCCGAAGCCGGACACGCAGGGCCCGCGCTCGACTCCGCTGCTGAGCGACCCGATGCACGAGACGTCGGCGATGCCTGGCACGAATGCGGTGTCGAAGTCGGTGATCGTGTACGGGAATCCCGCCTACACCTTCTGGGGCGAGCGGGCTCCGATGTCGATCGAGTTCTCGAAGGAGAGCCAGTTCAAGGACTACGCGACCGTCATGCGCGTGGCGGAGCGGATCGCGCAGAAGACCATTGCGGTCGATGCGTATTCGATCGGGAGGGTCGCGGCGAGCTAACCGAATCCCGCATGAGGAGCGACGATCCGACCACCGAAGTCAGCCGGCGGGGTTGGGGAGCTGGGATGGGCTGACCAGCGGGGGTCTTGCTACGGCGGGGCCCCCGTTGCTATTTGGGACGTGGCCGTGCGGGGGCTGTGCAGCGGCCCGACATGGGCAGCAGCGACGTCGGACTCGGGGGAGTCTCCTTTACTTGGGGGCTCCCCCGTTTTCGTGGTAGAGGGCCGGGTATGAAGCGGAGAGGGTTTCTGGGGGCGCTGGCTGGGTTGTTCGCCGCGCCTTTGGTGAAGGTGGCCCATGCGCCGATCGCGACGGCGTCGCCCGTGGTGCTGGCTGCTGAGCCAATCGCGAAGGAATTGTCCGCCGACGCGGTTCAGTCCCTTGAGGGACTGTTTGCCCAGGTGTTTACGGACGCCATGGAGCTTGCAGAGAACAGGATGATCTTTGGTCATCACGCAGAGGTCCGGCCGGTTGCGGTCTATGAGCCACCTCCGGGCTACGAGCATCGGTTCGGATAGGAGACAGATCGATGGCAACGACAACGGTTGAGTATCTGAGGGACTACGAGGGCCATGCCGTAGGGGACCGGGAGGGCTTGGACGTCCACGACGCCGCCGGGCTGGTCATGGCTGGGGTGGTCCGAGATGTGAACGGGAAGTGCGCGAAGCGGGGTCTGGTGCCGGCGACGCTGACGGTGGTGGACGAAGCGTCCCCGGTCGATGACAGGGTGTTCGACACCCTGGAGCAACGCCCCTTGCCGAGCACGTCGGACATCGAGCGCGACGCCGATGGCTTCCCCATCGGGCGGAGGTTCAAGCCCAAGGATCCGGACTCGGAGGTGGTCGCCGGGGCGTTCGCTGCCACCGATGCGGGGCTGAAGCCCTTGGCCGAGGTTCCGAAGATCGGAGATGACGGCGATGAGTGACGCGGCTAGAGAGATGCAGTGGTGGGAGCACGTGAACTGGAACGCTCCGCACTGGGTCAAGATCACCGTCCGGGACGTCTCTACCGTGGTGGGGAACGTGGCCAAGGGCTCGGTGGTGCGGATGCCTGGCACGGAGGCAAGGCGCTTGTGTCAGTGGGCCAACCCTCCGCTTGGGGAGCTCGCAGACGAGCTGGCAGAGCGCTGGCTGATCCTGACCCCTACGGCGGCCTCGTTTAGCCCCGAGACGGTGCGGGAGATGGAGGCTGGGCCAACCCCTGGCCCGGCCATCGTGCTCCCAGAGGCGAAGCGAGAGCCCTTGGCGGAGGTGATTGCCCGGTGTGCCGCGTCTGGTGTGGGGCACTCTTTGAAGCAGTCGCGGAGGATCGCGAAGCAGCGAGCCACGCGGGAAGCGAAGCGACTGGCTCCCTGAGGGGGACCGGTCTTGGCCTGGAGGGAGACGAGATGAGAAGGCAACGAGATGGGGAGATGGCGAGGCGTACTCCCGGTCAGCGAGTAGCCCGTTGGGTCCGGGTCGCCGTCGCTACCCTCAGGGGTAAGGTAGACGGGGGGCCCGAGGGCCTGCGTGTCCCGTGGTGGTGCCGATTCCCTGCTGGTTGGCACCTGAACGTGGAGCGGAGCGGCTTCGACGGGTGTAGCCACGAGGGCCGTTGTCTGGACTGTGGCCGGCGTGTCTTGCTGGATTCTCAGGGTAACTGGTTCGAGATGGAGGAGAGATCATGAAGCGACGCTCACTGGTACAGGCTCTAGCGGCTCTCCCTGGGCTCCTGGCGGCATTTCGGTCGGCGTCCGGGGCAGAGGAGAGGGGAAGCCTGATCGTCTTGGGTGGCCCGTTGCACGCTTCGGTGATGGTGCATGATGGCTTTGAGGGCTGGTACCAGCAGCTTCCGTGCGGGGATCACTGTTCGCGCATGGTGGAATGGCGGAACCTCGGTGATGGAATGATCAAGGCCCGCAGTCCAGAGGACGTGCCATGCCTGCGCGCGTGGGTAGGGAAGACCCCGACCATCCTTGGCATCGACCCCGCGTATCCGGGGGCAGAGGAATCGGCTCACTGGACGGGCCAGTGGTCCCCCATGTGACCCCGCCGCAAAACCTGACCGAAATGCATACCACGTTGGTAGGGAGGAACCTGGAGATGAGTGACGTAGAGTACCGACTGAAGTTCCGGATTGGCGATGCGGCAGTTTACAAGGGGGAGATCACTGGCCGCGTAGATGCGATCCGGATCGAAGCCGAGTCCGTGAGGGTCCGGCTGGTGATAGACGAGATCGGGACGCAGCTGTGGGCTCTAGAGTCGCTGGTCGACTTCGCCCCCGATCCCGCCTGACCCCGGGGGGTGATCGCATCGAAAGCGTGAATGGGCATTCTTTCTCCCGGCGACGGAAGCTCACCTGGGCAGTCAACCGCGAGATCCTCCAAGGCAATGCGTTCGGCTATACAGCGGCCAGCCGAAACCTGATGGATGCGCTCTCGCGACGATCAGACGTGGATCTCGCAGACGAAGGCGGAGAGGACGACTGGGTCGTCCACTTCTGTCACCCGAAGAACTTCCACCCGGAGAACTACCCGGGCAGGCGCAACGCCATCTTCACCATGTACGAGATGCACCCGCCGCCGCCGTACTACAGCCAGAGTTTCAAGAAGGCGGACCTGGTGGTCACGCCCTCGACGTACTGCGCCAAGCTGTTCAAGCCCCTGGTGGGGAAGGTCCCGCTGGCGGTCTCGCGGCTTGGCTACGACTCGGAGCGGTTCAGCTTCCACGAGGGCAGGCAGCCCCCCGAAGAGGGAGTAGAGCCGTTCCGGTGGCTGTGGCTGGGCGCAGCGAACGAGCGCAAGGGCTACAAGATTCTGATGGTGGCTTGGGCGTTGGATCCGAAGCCCGACCACGGCAAGACCAACGCCGGTCTAGTGGGCGCGGATGGCAAGCCGATGTTCTCGACCCTGGAGCCGCACCCGGACCCGGCATTCAAGGACAGGCGAGACGTGTGTCTGCTGATGAAGACGACCCGCTGGCAGGACGGGGGCGACGAGCGGACGTTCAGCGTGGACAACGTCTGCTACGACGAGCGCCGGCTATCCCGGGACGACCTGGCGGGTCTCTACGACGGGGCCCATGCGTTCGTGTTTCCCAGCTACGGCGAAGGCTGGGGATTGACGGCACTCGAGGCGCTGGCGACGGGGCTGCCCGTAGTGACGATCGACTATTCGGGCATGCGGGACTTCCTCGACGAGAAGCACGGGGCTGCGTTCTGCGGGTACTCGGAGGTGGAGTTGGACGTCGACCGGGACGAGGACGGGTTTGGCAAGGCGTTTGCGATGCGGCCAGACGTCTGGGATCTTCGGGCGAAGATGAACGACGTGATGCGCAATTACCCTGCGTATCTGAAGCGAGCGAAACGTGGAGCTCGGCGAGCGGCCGAGCAATTCACCTGGGACCATGCGGCCGAGAGTCTGGTCGATGTGCTGGGCCGGGCTGAAGGGGGGCGATGAAGATGGGCAAGATGGCGGAGTGGGCGACGAAGCGGTTGCTGTTGGATTTGCAGAACCAGGGCATGGTGGTGGAGCGGGAGGCGGGCTCGGATGCTCTGATCCTGAAGGAGACGGCCGAGAGTGAGGAGACGTACCGGGTGACGCTGGGCGTTGAGCTGATGCAAGCGGAGACGGAGGAAGCGGACGATGCAGGAAGCGTTGATGCAGGCAGAGCAGATGGGCCGGCTGGAGGCGATGGTGGAGGAGCAGCGGAAGCTTCACCAGCGGCACCGGCAGGGCAAGGCGGGGACCCAGAAGACGAGACGCCGGCGCCGTAAGGCTGCCCGCGTAGCTCGGAAAGTGTAGGTGGGTTGAAACGGCTGGGGCACTTGCGGCATAGTCGCGGAGGCGCCCCAGCCGGGCGCCCAATGGCCCGGAAGGAGACGAGAGATGGACGTTACGAGGGATGCTGTTCGTAGGGCGGTTGCCACGCTTTTCGTGAATCGCAGCGGGGACACGGCGGAGCGGTTGGTGCTGGTCAACGACACGAAGGGTCAGACTGACCTGGGTGGTTTGAGTATGCCCGCAGTGGTCGGGCGGCTTTGTGAGCAGCTTGGAATCGGGAGCGAAGATTGACCCCCGGCGGCCTGTCGGCTCCTGACCCGTTCGAGGGGAAGACCCCCCCGCCTGGCCCGCTGACGGTCCACGTCCTGGGCGCTGGTGGCCCAGCGGGTGTGAACTTCATCCACTGCCTCAAGCACGGGGTACTGAAGGACCGGCCCATCCGCGTTGTGGCCTACGACGACCAGCCACACCATCTGGGGCTTGTAGCCGAAGCGGACGAGTATGGGTCGCCCGGCCAGATGGACTTGGAAGTGCAGTCTCTTGGGGGTGGTCGTCATCTGATCGTGGCGCAGCCTGACGCGCTGGTAGCGAAGCTGGCGAAACGTGGGCCCTGGTACCCGGAGGACATGGTTGCTCTCCCCGGCCCGAACACCATCGCGCTCGCTCAAGACAAGGCATCCACGGCTTTGGTCTGGCACGAGCGGCAGGGCAGGAGGTTCTCTGTCGTACCCTGCTCGGAGAGCGCCGTAGAGGCCCGCAGGACTGCGCTGGAGGAGGTCGGGTACCCGATGTGGCTCCGGGCCCGGACGGGGGCTGGGGCCCGTCTGGCGAGCCTGGCGGAGCACCGTGGCCAAGCCGACCTGTGGTGCCGGTACGTTGGCATGCGCTTCGGAGAGAGCGACCTGCTTGCCGAGACGTACCTGCCCGGCCGGGACTACGGCGTGACGCTGGTCTACTGGCACGGTCAGCTGGTGGGTCAGATGGCTCGAGAGCGGTTGGAGTACCTGTACCCGCAGCATGCGGTGTCGGGCCGGACGGGGACGCCCACGGTGGCGCGTCTGATCTGCGACCGGGGGATTCTGTGGCGTGCCCAGATGGCTGTGGACCAGCTCTGCTCGGCCGCAGGAGAGGCGCCCCATGGGGTGTTCTGTGTCGACCTCCGGGAGGACAAGGAGGGAATAGCGCAGCCCACGGAGATCAATGCCGGGCGGTTCTTCACGACGTCGCACGTTGGCTTGCTGCCCTGGGGGCAGGGGGTGGACCTCGTGGGCTTGTACGTGGGGCTCGCGTTTGGGCTGAGGGAGCCGCCGAACAATCCGCTAGGGCTGCTGCCCCAGGACGACGGGACGCTAGTGCTGCGGCACATCGATGCGGGGACGCATTGGATCCGGCCCCAGGACATGACCGAGGAGATGAGCGAATGGCTGAAGACACTCCCGACGCCGTAGGGTTTCCTGTGGACGCCTTGAGCAAGCACTGCATAGTTCTAGGGCTGAGGGCGCGTGACATGATTACCGGCTTCGAGGGGGTCGCGACGGGCCGACTGGAGAACTACCACGGGCCGCCCGAGATTCGGATACAGCCGGAGTTCTGCGGCGACGACGGCAAGCCCGCCGAGGCAGTGTGGTTCGATGAGGGACGGGTCGAGTTAGTCCCGGGTGAGGCCAGGGTAGGGTTTAGGTGGACGCCGTGAGCCGCCTGACAGTGGGCTGCGTAGTCACGTCCTGGAACTACGGGATGTTCATCGACGAGGCCCTGACGTCCCTTGCGGGCCAAACGCGCTCGGCTGACGAGGTGGTCGTTGCGGATGATTGCTCGACGGATAGCAGCGTAAGCCGGCTCAAGGGGTGGGCGCACATGCCGTGGCGCATCGCGCAGCGGAGCGAACGGCTGGGATTCGTCGAGAATGCCAACCGGGCGATAGCCGCCCTGGGCACGGATCTCGCGTTCGTTCTCTCCGCCGATGACTGGCTAGAGCCTGGGTTCATCGAGAAGCACGCGGCGGCCTTGGAGAACGCCGAGGCGGACGTTGCGCTCGCCTACTGCACCATGGCCTACCGTTGCACCGAGCCCGGCCCTAGGATGGACCTCGACGGCCACGTGATTGGGTTCCAGAGGTGGAGCGACGCCATCATGGGAGGGAACTTCGTGAACGGCTCGGCGATGTTCCGGCGCGAGGTATTCTTGGGGATCGGGGGATTCCCGGAGCGGGACCGCGAGGAGGACCATGCGTTGTGGGTGGAGATGGCTCGGGCCGGGTACCGCGGCGTGCAGGTCGGGGGCAGGGAGGTGATGCTCAACTACCGCCAGCACGGGAGAGGGCATCGTAACTACGGTGACGACGAACGGAGGAGGGCTACGTGACGAATGAAGCGATTCAGATGCTGCAAGGCGCAGCGGAAGAAGTAGACAAGCACGCAAGTGCATTGCTCAAGTTGGGGCTTCCAGTGGAGCTAGTGCGAGCAATCCGCGGGTACGCAGAGAAGTTGACGGCAGACATTCCCCCCGATGATTTAGCCGAAGCGGGCTGACCCATGGCGATCGGCATAGTCATCCCCGTCTACAACAACTGGCACCTGACGAAGGCGTGCCTGGAGTCGATCGACGCAGCCGTCGGCTGCCCTAGCGATCGCCCGCTCGTGGTTACGGTGAACAACGGGTCTACGGATGCAACGGCGACACAGCTGGCCGCGCGATGTTCGCCATTCGAGATCGGGGTGGAGAACGACACGAACCTGGGGTTCGCGAAGGCGTGCAACGAGGGTGCGAGGCATGCCCTAGTGAACGGCTGTGAAACCGTCGTCCTCCTGAACAACGACACCGAGGTTTACCCCGGAGCGCTGGAGGCTTTGGCGGGTGCGGCCCAAGAGTACGGCATTGCGGGGGGCTTCCTCCTGTACCCGGACCGGCGGACGATCCAGCACGCCGGCATGGTGGGGGAGCCGCTGGTGCATCTCTACCGCCACGTCGATGCTCGGAAGTGCCCACCGAGCTGGAGAGCCAAGCCCTTGCAGTGCGTGACGGGTGCGGCGATGGCCATCAAGGCCGACCTCTGGCGCGATTTGGGCGGCTTGGATGAGGGCTACGTCAACGGATACGAGGACGTCGATCTGTGTTTCCGGGCCCGTGTCGAGCACGGTGCCGAGGTGTGGTTCGAGCCCGAGGCTGGGTTCATTCACCACGAGGGTCGGACGGAGGGTCGGTTTGTGAAGGAAGTGCAGAACGCTGGGCGGTTCTACGGACGGTGGGGGCACGTGATCCGAGCGGATGCTCGGGAGGTGATCGAGGCCGACAATCAGAATCATCCAGTCGAGGCGCCGGGGTGGCTGCGTTGACTGAGTCGGAGTGGAGAGAGGCGCGCCCGCCGGGGCACATCAATCTCGCGTTGCTGGAGTGGCTGAGCGAGCACCTCAAGGTGGGCACGGAGCCGATTGAGCGACGGTGCACGCTGTATGTGCCGCACGTGGCGAAGTGCTGGGAGCCGCATCCGTTGCCGGGGATGGGGGTGTATCCGGCGATGGGGGTGTATCCGGCGATGTGGCAGAGCCACCACGAGAGGGTCATCCCGGGGCGGTCGATGGCGCAGCTCCACGCGTGGGCAGTGCATGCGGACTGTGCTCTCTATAAAAAAGGCTGGGGGTTCATTCGGTCGCCACAGGGCTGCGGTCGTTTTTCCGACCAGCGCCAGTTGGAGCCCTTGGAGCTCAACCACCCTGAGCATACGCGAGGTCAGATTCTCCCCGAGCGCACTCGCCGAAGCGGGCTCTTCGACATCATAATGTACACCCCGTGGGGGGCTTTTTAGTCAGATGAGCGATGACACCAACTACCGCCGCAACGTGACCATGGTTCTGAAGGCTCTCATGGGCCGCCTGACAGCCGATCCGCCATCGACGGTAGTCGAGGTGGGGGTGATCCCGCATCGCTTCAGAGAGACGTACGGAGCGTCCGTGGGGGGCAGCTGTGCGGAGCGTATCTGGGCCGAGATGGGCTTCAGTGTGAACAGGTGGGACATGGCGGACAAGGATACCATCGATGATGCGGTGATCGGCTGGGACATCTGCGAGGGTCCGCCGCCGGGCCGGTACGACCTATGCGTGGTGAGTGAGGTGCTCGAGCACGTGGCCGACCCATTTGCGGCGGTGACCCAGCTCAAGGGGGCTGCTCCGGTGGTTCTGGTGACGGTGCCGTTCCTGTACCCGGAGCACGAGCCGAAGCCCGACCTGTGGCGGTTCACCCCGGATGGGTTGGCCGAGCTGCTCCGGCAGGGTGGGTTCTCGGAGGTAGAGACGGAGGTGGCTTACGTGGACGGGCGAATTACCAACGTGGGAGCGGTGGCGCGGTGAGTGAAGCTATGACCCCTGAGGAGCGAGCTCGGAAGATCGACGAGTTCATGGCCGAGGAGCATCCGATTATTCCGGCAACACCGATGATCGCGACGCCCCCCACGGCCCTGACCGACGGCCCGCACCCGATTCGTCGGATCTTGGCGGAGATCTACCTAGAGGCGACGGGGGTGATCCCCCACGTGGAGCGGAAGGCCCCCGAGCGGATCAAGCCCGGATGCTGTGAGGCCGGCGATGCCTACGTCTGGGCATATGCGCTGCCTGACGTCCCCGAGTGGACTCTGAGCATTCCCCCCGATGGGGAGATGGAGATTGACTACTGCCCGTTCTGCGGGCGGGGCCTGGCCGGATGTGCCGACCCCCAGGATTTCCCCCGATCCGAGTAGCGTGGTACCTATCCCGGCATGAACCGGGATTTCGTAATGGGTACGCTGACCCTCCCGCCGGGCTTGGACGTGAAGCCGGCGAGCGACCCGGAAGCTGTGCTGGCTCAGGCTGCCCGTGAGGGCCTTGTCTGCTCCGAATGCGGTGAGAGGGCGCAGCTAGCCGACATCGCCGCAGGCCATGTTTGCTACTCCGAGGACGGAGACTGAGGGTGTGGCGGACGGGAGAGCCAGCATCTCGGTCCCCGACGGGGCCCTGGGAGGCCCTGGAGCGGCCCACAGCGCCCGTATCGCGGTACCGGGGGGTAACGGTGCAGCTGGGGTCCTTCTCCCTGAGGGGGCTTTGGAAGGCCCTGGGGCGGCCCATGCCGCTCGTATCGACGTCACCCGAGCCCTCTACTACATCGTCGAAGCCGTTGCGGCAGGGACAGCAGAGCTGATGGATTTCCACTCGGACGACTACGTCAGCGGCGACGTCACGGCCTATCTGGGCGGTGGGCACTGGGACCTCCAGGAGGCCGAAGCCGAGATCGCGGTGGCGGCAGGCACGGCTTCGATTCTGGTGGTGAGTGCCAGCGTGGCACCCACGCCCGGGACGTTCGTCTATACGCTGCGCCGGGATGGCGCGGACACGGGCTTGACGGTGACGCTGACCGGCTCGGAGACGGAAAAGGCCATCACGACCAACGTCAGCTACACTCAGCTGCAGAAGATGAGCCTCAAGTTGGTGCGCTCGGGGAGTGCGCCGAAGGCGAAACACGGGGCGGCTCTGAAGTTCACCCCGTCATAGGAGATCGCAGGATGTCGATCATCACCCGGCCCGGCAAGATTATGGCAGTAGCCTTGGCGGCCTTGGTGGGATCTGCGGGCTCCGCCCTGGCACTCGACCCCGACGACCTGTCGATCGAGAACCCAGACGGCACGGAGAACATCTCGTTCAAGTACAACGCCGCCTCTGGCGATCTGGGCCTGGCCTCGGACGAGTGTGCTTTCCAGGCCAACGGAATCATCTGCGAGGGGTCGACCGCCGATGCCAATGAGACGCGGCTGGTGTTCCCCGCCGATCCGGCCGCAGAGCGCACGATCACGTTCCCGGACGCGACCGGCACGGTCCTCCTGAGTGAGCAGCAGGATGCGGGCACGGACGTCACCGCCGACCTCGAGGAGGAGGCCCACGCCAGTGAGCACGCCTCGGCGTTCATCGTCGCCTCGGGCGAGACGCTGGTGTTCAAGGACACCGACACCCTGGCGGGCAACCCGGCGCTGGGCTCGGAAGAGTGCGTGTTCTCCAACGACGGCACGGGCGGTATCCTGATTTGCGAGGGTGCGACCGCAGACACCAGCGAAGGCTTGCTGGCCTGGAACCCGACCAGCGACCAGACCCATACGATCCCCGACGCGAGTTCGGACACGTTCGTGCTGTTGGCAGCGACCCAGACGCTGACGAACAAGACGCTGACGACGCCCACCATTGGCGACTTCAGCAACTCCACGCACGACCACTCGAACAACGCCGGTGGCGGGCAGGTAGACATCGACGACCTGAGCAACCAGGCCACGTGGGCCACGGCGGCGACGAAGATCACGGCCAACCTGACCATTTCGGGCGTAGAGGTGGACTACGAGGGCGGTGCTTCGGAGGGCTTCCCCCGGCTGGCGCAATCGACTACGCCGCCCAGCGCGGAGTGTGACGAGTCGGGCGAGGCTGGCCGGCTGTACTTCGACACCGATGCGGACACGGACGGCTCGGTGTTCGTCTGTACGGGCACCGGGGGGTGGAAGGACATCGACGACGACGGGGGCGGCGTGGCAATCAACCCCGACCGGTCTGTCGATTCGGAGATGCGGGTCAAGCTTGCCGCATTGGGCAAGATCTACATGAGCCTGTCGGGCAAGCTCTGCTCGACGGAGGCGGACTGCAACTCGCCCTTCCGGACGGGCACACTGAACAACCTGGACTGCTTGTCCACGGTGGCGCAGACGGTTGACGAGGTGAAGGTCACGCTAGGCACGGGGACATGCACCACGGCTAGCTTCACCTACGACGGGAGCGAGGCGTCGCTGCCCGCGGCGGCCAACACGATGGCCAACGGCTCGGACGCATCCAAGACGGGTGGGGCGAACACATGCGCGCGGATCGAGATCGAGAACACCGGCGCATCCGGCATGGCGAACAAGGGCTACATCAACTGCTCCATCAAGCAGACGGCGTAATGCGACAGGGAAGGCGCATCTGGGCCGGGGCGCTGGGGCTGATTGCCTTGGCGGTTGCGGCCCCGGTCTGGGGGGTAGAGACGGGCCAGGCCGGCTACCCAGACTACTACGACCCCCGGGCCTACGGGGCGGTCTGCGATGGCTCTACGGACGACCGTGCGGCCTTCCAGGCGGCTATCGACGAGGCGACGACCGCAGGCGGGACGGTCTACTGTCCGGACAACCACACGTGTGTGATCGGCGGAGTCGGGCTGGTGATGAAGGACAACGTGCGGCTGGTCGGCACGCACTCGTGCACGCTCCAGGCGGCCACGGGGATCTCTGCGGAGATCCTGAACGGTTCGAGCCTCGCCGACATCACCGTGCAAGGGGTCAGGTTCGACATCAGCGGCGAGGACCAAGGCGCGATGGACCTGGCCGGGACGAACATGTGGGTCCTCAACAACTACGTGAGTGGCCTCGACGCCGCTTCGGGGTCTGGCATTGCCAGCGTAGACATTGATTGCACGAGCCAGGCCAGGAAGGCGTGCATCGTTCGTGGCAACACCATCGTCGGCACGAACACCTCGGCACGGACAGACATCGGGCTGCTCTACGAGGGTGGGGGCACGGTCAACGGCTACGCCCAAGAGATCTCCGCGAACGAGATCATTCGGACCGGTGGCGACGGGATCCAGGTGCAGGGGATTGGAACTGTCACGTCGTCTCTACGCATCCACAACAACACGATCGAAGACGGCCATGGCTACGGAATTGCGCTGACGGGGTTGACCGTCACGGATTCGGTGGCCTCGCAGTCGATCATCTCCGACAACAACATCCACACGGTGGGGACAGCCTGCATTCTGACCGAGCACTCCAACGTCACGATCGCGAACAACACGTGCCATCTCGGCCCGACCTGGGGCGTGATTGCACGCAACAGTGACGACAGCTCCAACCTGGCTGGGGTGCTGGTGCAGGACAACTACCTCGCGGGCCTGTGGACGTGGTTCGATTCGCAGGGGCATTGCTCACCGACGAACTTGAGCGAGGTCTGCGACGTCACGGCGGATTGCTCCGACGTCGGCGATACCTGCATCAACTACACGAAGCTGGACCACAACTCGTACGAGGGAAACGTGGCTTCGGGCGGTGTGATTTGTGAGAACTGCTCGGGGACGACGATCAACGACAACACGCTGCTTTGCGCGATCGCCGCGACGGACAGCTCGACCGACCCTCGCGGCTGCATCGAGTTCCACAACCCCGACAGCACCGTGGACTGGGGGAACTCGGTCGACGGCAACCAGATCAACTCGCAGCAGGCTACGGCGGCGACCGACGGGACGTGCATTCGCTTCGAGGATCCCGGTGGCGGAGGCTTCCAGGGGATCACGATTTCGGACACGCACTGCGGACGCGGCAGCAACAGCGCTGGATTCGAGGATACGCAGTATTGCGTCGATGTTCAGGACTCGCCGAGCACGTGGGATCGAGTCTCGTTCATTGGCCTCGACTGCTCGGAAGCCCAGACCGGCTCGGCTTGGAACAACGACCCGGGCGGCACCCGGATCTGCGGGTCGGAAGGCTTCGACGTGGATGCGTGCACCGATCGCCATGCGTGCCGCACCATGGAGGTCTCCACGACCGGCACCGAGTATTTCATGATGGTCGCCCCGGATCCGATGACGATCACAGGCGTGTCGTGCGTGTGTGTCGAGGGGGGGACGTGCGGAGGGACGCTGGCTACGTTCGCCCTGGAAGACGCGGCAGACAACGCGATGACGATCTCGGGGACGCTCACGTGCGGAACTGGGACCACTGCGGCGAATTGGAACGCAGTCACGGCGGGGAACTCGCTGGTCAAGGGTGAGACCTTCCGGACTCAGGCGACGACGACCCCCACGACTGCTGAAGAATACGCCGTGTGCGTGGAGTACGTGCTGTGGTGAAGCTGCTCGCGTTCCTCCTGGAGAGCCTCGCGCTGGCGATGCTGCTGATGGGTGCGCTTCTGTGGGCGGACGCCAGCGGCAACTCAATCATCATCACCGCGAGCGGCGGTGCGGACCCGGCGAGCTCCGACTGGTCTGCCGAGATCGACTACTGGTGGGACATGGAGGAGGACGGTACCGCGAATCGGGTTTCGTCCGGTGGGGCAGGGTCGCTGGACCTCGACACGGACGGCGCATCACTCACGCGCGACGGCACGAACAAGAAGCGTGGTGACTACGCTGTGCCCGTCGCGAGTTCGGGGAGTACGAATCTGGCCGATGGGCAGGTGTTAGCGACCGACCTTTCAGGTGAAGACGACTTCACGATGGGGTGCTGGACCCGCTTCTCTGCGGACAATGCATCCACGGTGATGGGTCGGTGGGACGGCAACGACGGTTATCGGATCAACCGCACCGGCAACCCGAAGCGGGCGCGGTGCTGGGTTGACGCGAAGAGTGACGTCTATACCGGCGCGGTTTACGCATGGAACGAATTCGAGCACGTTGCTTGCCGCTACGACGCTTCAGCGAACGAGATCGAAGCGTTCTTGAACGGCCAGGCGACCGGTTCGGCAACTTCTCAGACGAACTTTACTTCCAGGGCTACCGAATTCGTCATCGGAGCAGACTCGAGTCGCGCGGCCAATGAGATGAACGGGCAAGTAGACGAGTGCTTTCTTCACCTGACGGCGCTCGACGACGCGGCGATTTGCAAGATCTGCTCGTGCGGTATCGACGGTTCTAAATGCTTCTGCGACGGCTCGGCCCCCACTTCCTACACCAACAAAGGGGACAGTGCGGAGTGCGGCAATTGCCTCGACGATGCCGGCGCTGCTGACTGCAACCTTTTGACTCCGGGGACGCTATGAGCGAATCGCAAGCAGAGATCGGCGCCGGGGCTACGGGCCGGTGGTCGGGGTATCTGAAGAAGGACGACGGCACGCGCATCGGTGCGGGGAATGTCACCGCCATGACGGCGACCCACATCAACGCCGCGACTGGCACCGCGCTCAACTCCCGTAGCGACCAGAACATCCTCGGGGCAGGCGCCGGGGCCAACGACTTCGACCTCACCGACACCAGTGTGAACATCGACGGCACGTCCACCGATGTCACCATCCTGGGCTGGCACATCCAGGCCGCGGACTCAGAGCTGGAGGTCACGAGCCCGGACGTTGACGGCGAGTCGCACCCTTGCCTGATGAAGGTCACGTACACAGACGGCCTGGAGACGAAAGTCTTGGAGCACACGCATCGCCTGGAGTGCGTGGATACGCTGGGGCTGTGCACGTACGCGGACGTGGCTGCGATCATCAAGGGTGCGGACCAGGACGAGCACAAGATGCTCATCGAGTCGTGGATCCGGATGGTGTCGCGGCGGGTTGAGCGCAAGACGGGCCGGAAGCTCCGCAAGGCGACGACGAACACCACGCAGGTGCTGAGCCCTCAGATGTACGCCACGCACTTGGACCTGGACCGGTACCCGATCGATGCGATCGACTCGATCAAAGAGGACATCGAAGGCGATTTCGCTGGCGCGACGTCGGTGGACACGGGGGCCTACTACGCGAACAGCCGTCTGGGGCGCGTAGAGTTCCGCCGTAGGGCTGTCTTGGCCGGCAGGGGTAGTGTGCAGGTCACCTACACGGGCGGCCTGTACAGGGAGACTGGGGCCGTTCCCGCCGACCTTCGGTTCGCGGTAGCGCGACAGGTGGCGTTCATGGTCCAGCGCAAGGACATGCTGGGTGCGTCGTCGGTGTCCCTGGGTGGCGAGTCGGTCGGGAATATCGAGGTCGACATGCTGCCCGAGCTGAAGGAGCAAATCGGTCTCCTGAAGCGGGTACGGATCTGAGGCAAGGGCGGTGCCCCGTACGGTAGCGGACGGCACGTTCAAGCTGACCTTCTCGGACAAGCTCAAGCTGTTCCTCGATGGTGGGAAGCTGTGGGATTCCATCCTGAAGGACGCGGCTCAGCAGGTCGGCCAGGTGCTGAACCAGGACTTGGTGGAGTCGTTTGAGGCCAAGCGTGCGACGGAGCCCACGGGAGCGACCCGCAGGGGGGCCACGTTCAGCGTCCAGAAGTCTCCCACGGGGTACGTGGTGCGGGTGGGTTGGCTGGCTGGCGCGAGTGGTGTGCCGAACCCGTCGTACATCCGGCAGCTCAACTACGGCGGCCCGATCCCCAAGCACGGCGGCCCGATGCCGAAGGGCAAGTTCCTGGTGTTCGAGATCAACGGCAAGACGGTCTTTGCGAAGAAGGTGAATCAGAAGGGCCTGCACTTTATCGAGCCAGTAGAGCAGTCGGCGCCCGCCAGGGCTGCCGAGGAGTTGGACCGCGGTATCCAGCGTGGGATAGAGCGACTCAGGTAGGGGACCAGCGATGCCGAATCCGATTGAGCAGACGATCCTCGAGGACATCAAGCAACGCCTCGGGTACATCACCGCCGCCAATGGCTACTGGAACAACGTCGGCTCGGGCCGCGTGCACATGAAGCAAGTAGAGGTGACGTCGTCGGTGGCGCCGTGTGTGATGGTGGTGCCCCAGCTGACCGAGGAGCTGGAGGCGGGGGAGTCGTCGGAGGCGTGCTTCGGTGAGACGGCGATCCGGACCAGCTTGATGATTGGGTACGTGGTCAAGGGCCAGGACGACGACCCGACGAAGAAGGTATCGCGGATGATCTCGGACATCATTCGGGCATTGCCCCACGAGCCGACGGTGACGGTGACCAAGGTGGGGGACACGACGACGACGGGGATGTATCGGTTGCTTCGCAAGGGCCGAGCGCGGAATGTGACGGAGGCGGTGCCGGGCGTGTACCACGGGCAGGTGAACTACGTGATTGAGTACTCGCACACCGTCGAGGACGACCGGTACGTGCTGTGACGTGGCTGGTGCATCGGATTGCGAAGGAGGTATGCCGGGAAGCCCCTAGCTCGGAGTGGTCTTGGCCCTAGAGTTTTCGTGGGAGCGCCGGGCCTCTGGCCGAGAGGTTGGAAACTTCCTCGGATACGGCTCGGCCACCGAGGCCATGCGCGAGGCCCTGAGGGCCGCTGGGGGCGTCGAGTCCCCCGAGGCTAGGGTAAGGGTCCACTTCTGCTTCCCGGAGGCATACAGCCCCGTTGCGGGCCGCAGAAACGTGCTCTTCACCATGTTCGAGAACCCCAGCGATACCCGGGCCCGGGACGAGATATTCAAACCCGCCCTGGACGCCTCGGATCTGGTGGTCACGCCGTCTCGGTTCTGCGCCGAGATGTTCCGGGAGTGGACAGATACCCCGGTGGAGGTCTGCCCGCTGGGCATCGACCCCGACCGGTTCCCGTACCGGCGACGGCGGTGGAAGCCCCGCACGGGGGAGCCATTCCGGTGGTTGTACCTGGGGGCCCCGAACCACCGGAAGTTCACCATTCTGTGGCAGCTCTGGACGGTACAGCGCCGGGCTTGGGGGCCCGGTGTGGAGATCTACCTCAAGCACACCGGCTTGGACTTCCAGTCCGTGGGCACCCGGGAGGCCATCCAGGGGTTCGACGTCGAGTGGACCCCAGATGGCGAGATCCTACGGGCCCCGGGGGTGACGATCGACAACCGGAAGGTCGATCACGCCGAGCTCCTGCGGATCTACTACTCCGCGCACGCCTTCGCGTTCCTGCACTGTGGCGAGGGTTGGGGACTATCGGGGCAAGAGGCCATGGCCACTGGGCTCCCCGTGCTGGTCTCGGACTACTCGGGGACTCAGGAGTACGCCACCAAGAACACGGCTTATCTGGTGGAGTGCGAGCACCGCAGGGTCGAGCTCAACGGGACGCCCGACGATCCAGACCCGCCCCCGTACGAGGGCCCTTGGCCGGTGGTTGGGTCGGCGGTGGACCAGGCTGCGGAGATCCAGGGCGACTACCGCCGGGCTACCAAGATTGCGAAGGCTGGTGCTGAGGTGGCCAAGGCGCTATCTTGGCGCGCAGCAGGAAAGCGGCTGTACCAGCTTCTCAGTCGTTTGTAGACGGATGGTGAGACGGACAGGGCCCGGCGAACGCTAAACCCGCGGGGCTCCACGAAGGGCCTGGCGGAATCCTAGGAGTCCAACGCCATGGCCTACGAAGCGCCCGTCATGACCCTGCAGACCTTTGTGTCTGCGAAGCGGCAGACCGACCCGATCACCGAAGCCACGCCCGTCCACGCTACCGCCCCCTCCGATGTCCTGAACATCCACACGGAGGAAAACCCGTTCCAGCTCGAGCCGAACCGGATCGAGGACAATACCCTCACGGGGTCGTTCACGTCTGAGTCGGACATCATCGGCGGCAAGATCGTCCCCGTCCGGTTCCAGCACCACCTACACGGTGTCGGCGACGCGGGCTCGAACATCGAGCCGAACTGGATTCGCGTCATCGAGTGCTGCGGGCACTCGACCGCATCGGGCAGCTCTGGCGGGTCGAGCTCGTTCGTCATGTCGCCGAAGTCGCAGCCCTCGGACGTGAACGCCCTGACGATGCGTCAGTACACGGCCAAGACGCTCGCGAAGGCCATGGGCATCTACGGCACCGCGCAGCTGGAGTACACGGCCAAGGCACTGGCAAACATGACCTTCGACGGCCGGGGCAAGTACGTCGCTGGAGCCACCGAGGACCCGTACCCGGCGACCATCGTCCGGCAGACCAAGAACAACAAGTTCGTGCAGAGCCTGGGCTTGGTCATCGGGACGTACACGCCCAAGGCGACCAGCATCCGGTTCGACCTCGGCGCGGCCCCGGCGGAGGAGGAGGACGTCAACTCCACGGAGGGCATCTACTCCTTCTACAACAGCGGCCGGCGGCCCACGTGTGACATCCTCCTGGCCGCACCCGAGGACCAGATCGGGCTCGACATCGACGGTGCGGGCAACTCCTTCTGGGATGCCCTCGTGGATGGCGTGACGCAGAACATCTCCTGGACTCTGGGGGCTGCGTCTACGAACTGGACTCTAGCCACTTCGCTCAATGCTTGGCAGCTGGTCGGTCAGGGATGGGAGACCGTCAACGGCCGGCGCATGATTCGGACATCGTGGAAGGGCCGCAACGCTACCGCGGACGGCGAATACACGATGACGCACAAAGAGAAGCACGCCTAGGGCGTGCGGCGAGGCGGGCAACTGGGGAGCAGTCGGGAATAGGCCCGGCGCCCCCCGGGGCCCCATGTGACGGAGAAGGACCGAGAGGCAATGAGCGAAGTGACAGATACGGCACCAGTGCTGGCCCCGGTGGTCGCATTCAAGAAGGTGAACCGCGGCGTTCGGTGGACGGAGACGTTGGTGCAGGCGGACCCCAAGGGGCCCGCGATGAAGCTGCCAGTGAAGTGGCTCAACCAGAAGGTCGTCCAGGAGATCGTAGCGCCGAGCTTCATGCCATTCGCCAAGGAGGCGATGGGCGGGGGGGCGCAGACGGGCACCGAGGACCAGGAGGTCGATCGCTCGGTGATGCAGTTCCGGATCACGCGGCGGTGCAACCGGGACCTGACTGAGGCACTGATCGACAAGGACATGATCGAGGCAGAGCCGGGCAAAGTCGGTGCCACGATCAAGAACCTTGAAGCGCTGCTTGCGGATTCAGAGGTGGAGTTGAGCCCGCCCGAGTCCAACAACCCTGACGAGGACGAGAGAGCTCGTCAGGAGTACGAGCGGCAGCGGGCAGAGAACGAGATAGTCACACTCACCCCTCAGATCCTTTCCGTCCTACTCGAGGAAGCCCCGGACGGGCTGTTCCAAGAGAAGATCGTGGCAACGCGAAACTCTTGGGAGAAGGCGGAAGCGAAGAAGGATGCGGAGGGAAACGGAGACTCGCCCACGTCAGCCGAAGCCTGAATCGGCTAGACCGCCCGGAGACCTGCGAGGAGTGCAGGGCTCTCCGGGCGCGTCTGGGTCTTGGGGGCTGCTGGTTCGACGGCGAATGCCCCTACGACATGCTCGTGGGCGATCGGGTCATGCAGGCCAGGTACGCCTTCTGCGCGAAGGCCATGGAGCTCCACGAGGAGCGGACGGGCGACAAGGGCCAGTTCAAGACGTCGAAGTGGGTGGCCCGGCGGGACACGTTCGCCGATGCCTGCGACTACTACGACCTCAAGGAGTTGGTGCCCGTCAGGTGGCGGAGCGAGGTCAGGGACGAGCTCACCCACTGGGTGAACATCGCGGTCCGGGCCTCCAACGAAGGCAGGCAGGGCCCTGCGATGCGAGAGACGGCCGAGGAGACGGCCGAGATCGACGCGGATGCCCGGGCCAGGGCTGCAGAGAACGCACGCTTAGCGGCCGAGGCAGAGGCCACAGAGGGGTAATTGGCCGTGGCTGACGTGACTCTGACAGTCAAGGTGCGCGGAGATGGCTCTGCCGAGTTGGTTAAGGTCGGCAAGGGCGTCAAGGACATCGGCGAGGAGTCGGAGAAGTCCGGCAAAAAAATCGCCGCGATGACAGCGGTCATTGGGGGGGCTGCTGTTGCGGCGGGTGGGTTGGTCGCTGCGTTCAAGAGTGTGCAGGGTGTCCTGCGTCAGTTCGAGCAGATCGATTCCATCACCAAGATGTCGCGCGAGATTGGCGTGGCGGTGGAGACGGTGTCGTCGTTCACGCTGGCTGCGCAGCTCAGCGGCACGAGTACCGACATCATGGCCCGGGGCATGCGGAACCTGGCCCGCAACGCCACGCAGGTCGTGCAGGGTACGGGCGAAGCGCGGTCGGCATTCGATGCCCTGAAGATCTCGGTGGAGAACGCCTCCGGGGGCCTCAAGTCTGGCGAAGAGCTGATGCTTGAGATCGCGGATGCGTTCTCTCAGGCCAAGGACGGCGCTGAGAAGACGGCGATCGCGATGAAGGCGGTGGGCGAGGAGGCCGGCCCGAAGCTGATCAACTTCCTCAATCAGGGCGCAGTCGGCATCAAGGCCATGATCGAGCTCAACCGGGATCTCGGGCTGTCGTTCACCGAGGCTCAGGGCGCTCTCGTCGAGGGGATCAACGACAATCTGACCATCCTCGGGCTGGCCTTCGATGGGATCAAGCGGCAGTTCGCTCTCGGGCTGGCCCCGGCGCTGAGCCAGATCACGGGTGCGGTGGTGGAGTTCGCCAAGGCGGCAGCCGGGCCCGGGCAGGCCGGGGCTCGGGGGTTCGCTCAGGTCATCGGCGGCAGCTTGGTGGCGGCGGTGGATGCTGGCCTCGCGGCACTCGAGCAGTTCCTGCGGACGATTGAGCAGTTCGGTCTAGGCGAGGCGCTGGGCAACCTGTTCCGGGGTGCCTTCGAGGGCATCGGGACGTTCGCTCTCCAGGCGGGGGCGTTCATCGCCAAGCAGATCGGTATCGGGATCTTGCAGGCGTTCCCGATCACCATTGGCCAGGTGCTCAAGGGGGTCCGCGCGGCGATCCTCTCGGTGTTCGGAGAGACGGTTGGCGGGTCTATCGTCAGCGGCTTTGGGATCGACGGGGAGATCGAAGCGCTGGTCGGGTACGTCCAGGCGCTGGAGGACCTGCGGGGCGAGTTCCCTGCGTTCGTCGAGGTGGGGAAGGGCTCGGAGGCTATTGGGAATCTGGCCGATGCTGCGGCGGCAGCCCGGAAGAGTCTGGGCGAGTTCAAAGCCCAGGGCGAGTCGCTCGCGCTGGTCACCTTGCCGAAGCTGGAGAAGGCGACTTCCGGTGTCGGCAAGAGCACCAAGGCCGCAGGTGCCTCTGCGAAGGCCACAAAGGAGGCGTACGAGCTTTTCGCGACGAGTACCGGAGATGCCCTATCCCGGCTCGTGAGCGACATAGAGAGCCAGTACGGGTCCTTGGCGGGGACGGTGACTCTAGCGTTCGGACAGGCATTTGACGGAGTCATCGCGGGCACCAACACATTTGGTGGGGTGTTTAAGTCTGCGCTCACGCGGATCATGCGAGATTCGGTGTCGGGGGCGGTGGGCGGATTAGTCGGGCAGTTGACTGGGTTGCTCAGCGATGTCGGGGGAAGTGTCCTTGATGCGATCGGAGTATCTACGGGGGGGAGTGGGGC